AATATTTTTTTTTCGCGATTAATACATATACTATAATGAAAAGATATTTAAGGAGGTATTTATTATGGATAAGAAAAATGTTGGAAAAGGATTACTTTTAGGAAGTCTTTTTATAGGAGGATTTTTTGCAGGTAAAAAACTTGCTGATAAAAAGCTTGAAAAACTTGAAAATCAAAAAACAGAACTAGAAACTGAAATAGATAAAAAACAAAAAGAGATTTCCAAAGTAAAAGAAGCAACAAATAAACTTAAAAATAAAACAAAAGAACTTAAAGAAAAGATTAAGAATATTAGAGCATAGTCTCTAATATTTTTCGCGGGTAATACATTTACTATAATGAAAGGAGAGTGAATTATTATGTTATTAAAATTTTTATTAGGTTACATCATTTTAGGTATAATTGTGGTGTATATTAGAGTAGTTATACATTTAATAGTATGTGCTAAAAAACATATACCAATTAATAAGATAAATCATATTAATTGGAAAATTATTAAAACAGATATTAAATGTGTTGATATTTTAATAGGGCTTATAATATGGCCGATAAAATTATATGAATTTAATAAAAACGAAAAAAATATTATTAATAATTACATAATCAATGAGGAGTCTTAATTGACTCTTTATTTTTTCGCGATAAATACATTTACTATAATGAAAAGATATTTAAGGAGGTATTTATTATGAAAAAATATGATTATAATTATAAAGGAATGATCAAAAATTATGAGATTATTGAAACTTTTTATACAAAATATGGAGATAACTTAATGATAATTAGCGCATTATTAGCAGAAGAACTTAAACTTGCTAAATATTCAGATTATATGAAATTAATGCAAAATTTAAATTCAGATGTTAAATTGGGTAATTATTTAATAGGGTTACTTAGAGAAGATTGTATAAAAGTATATAGTGATATTCTAAATAATGAAATGGGTTTCGATGATTATATCAAAATTTCTTTCGGATATGATATTTATATGAAATATCTTAAAAAGATAAAAGACCGAGTTTAATTGGTCTTTTTATTTTCATAAAAAAAAAGGAGGTGATTTATATTAAAATAATATTTATTATACTGTTGTTTTTTATAGGTTTTATTGTTGGATGTATTTTAGAAAGTATTATATTTTGTTCAGAGGGTATCGTTAAAATAAACGATAAAAATAAAGAATTAATTTTTATGTTATCTAGCGAAGATATATATTATAATAAAAATAAAAAACGTATTATATTTTCAATAGAACATATTGATTCGCGAGAATGACATAGCCTATAATGAGAACATAAATGTTCGTTTTATATTTTAAAGGAGGTAATTGAAAAGATGGAAAAACTGGAAGAGGCTTTATGGAAGGATTTTAATGATAATTCCGAACTAATTAATAGTTTAGAGATAGGCACTGCCGAACATAAGAGTTTTATGGATGAAAGAGATAAAATTAGAAATGAGTTAATAAAAACAGAAATGATTAAATCAGAAAATCATATGGAAAAAACAAAGAACTTTATAACTTTATTGACTTTCGGCATATCTACAGTTGTTGGCATATGTACGATTCGAAAAACTTTTAAATTTGATGAGGGAGCAACATTAACTAGTACATTAGGTCCAGGTATTATAAGAGATGTTACATCTAAAATATTTAAACGATAATTTTGTTTGATATAAGGGTAATTTTATATTACTCTTATATTTTCGCGACAAATACATCGACTATAATGAAAAGATATTTAAGGAGGTATTTATTATGATATTGTTTATTATATTGACATTAACATTATTATTTTTATTAGCTTTTACGGTTATAGCATTAAGCTTTGGAGGAGCTGTTTTTATAATAATATTTGGTGATGTTATCGTATGTGCAGTATTGATAATATGGCTAATTAAAAAAATATTTTTTAATAAGAAATAAAATAGAGGAGAACGATGTGTTCTCTTTTATTTTTTTTTATGAAAGGAGGTGAAAAAATGAATAAATTTAATATATTTCTAAAACGACATTCATCGACTGTATTATCTATATTTGCATCGATTGGGGTGATAGGAACAACTATATTAGCGGTTAGAGCAACACCTAAAGCACTTAGTTTAATAGAAGGAGAATCCGAAAACAATAAACATAGTGAAAAATTAACCACTATAGAGAAAATAAAAGTATGTTGGAGACCATATATTCCTTGTATTATTTCTGGAACATCAACAATATTATGTATTTTTGGTTCTAATTATATTAACAAAAAGAATCAAAAAGCTTTAATATCAGCATATATGGCTCTTAATACTACATATTTAAATTACAAAAATCATGTAAAAGATATATATGGAGATGATGCAAATAAAAATATTCAAAAATCGATAATTAAATCTCAAGAAATTGATGACAAATTAGACGATGAAGAATTATTTTTTGATATGCAATCTATGAGATATTTTACTAGTTCAATGGATGAGATTAAAAATGCAGAAAAAATGTTTAATGAACATTTAAGTATGAATGGTTATGCTTTTTTAAACGATTTATATGATGCATTAGGATTAGAAAGGGTTGATTATGGTTATGAATTAGGCTGGTCAACACGTTTAAACGATAAAGTATATGGGTTCGATGGTGTTATATTAGAAACTGAATTAGTAGATATAAATGATGATATTGAATGTACATGTATAACATTATCTATACAACCAAGTATGGATTTTATATATTAGTTTTGAAAGGAGAGTAAATTATGGACAAAAGACTGATTAAAATCATAAAAATTGCTAGTGTAGTAGCAAGTATTTTAGGGGTAATTGGATCAAGTTTTGCTGATTCACAAGAAAATAAACTTGTATTAAAAGAATTAGTAGATTCACATTTTAATAATGAAGGAGAATAGAAAATGAATATTAAATTATCTAACATTTTTTCAAATACTGGAAAATATTTAAAAAAACACGAACCAGAATTATTAGTAGGTATAGGAATTGCTGGTATGATATCAACTGTTATATTAGCTGTTAAAGCCACACCAAAAGCATTAGAATTAATTGAATTAGAAAAGAAGTATCCATCAAGAAAAGGTGAAACTTTATCAGAAGCAATAAAAACAAAATCAATAACAAGAACAGAAATAATTAAAGCAGGTTGGAGACCATATTTATATCCATCTTTATTAGGAATAGCATCTATAACTTGCATAATTGGTGGAACAACAATAAATACAAAACGTAATGCAGCTTTAACTACAGCATATGCTATTACTGAAAATGCATTCACAACATATAAAAATAAAGTTATAGAAACAATTGGTGAAAAAAGAGAACGAAATTTACAAGGTAAAATTGCAGAAGATGGGGTAAAAAATAATCCACCAGTTAATAATCAAGTAATCATAACAAGTAGAGGAAATACATTATGTAAAGATTCTATATCGGAAAGATATTTTAAATCTGATATTGATACTATAAGAAAAGTAATTAATGAGTTAAATAGAAAAATGACAATAGAAAATTATATTTCTTTAGAAGAATTTTATTATGAATTAGGTTTAAAACCTATGAAACATGCTGATAGATTAGGCTGGGAAATAGATGATGGATTACTTGAAGTATATTTTGATACATGTTTGGCCGATAATGACGAGCCATGCATTGTATTAAATTATAATATCTATCCAAAATATGGATATGATAAATTAGCATAGTATTTTTCGCGACAAATACATTCGCTATAATGAAGAGAAATCTTAAAAAATATTTTATTTTAAAGGAGGATTTATCATGGAAGAGAATGATGAAAGAACAGTTATTGTCGAGGAGTATGACGATTCGAACGAAACTAAAGGAGTAAATATAGTAAAACCTTTATTGGCGGTTGTCGGTTTAGCGGCTGCTGGTATTGGAGGATTTATATTTTACAAAAAGAGAAAGAAGTCGAAATATGTGGAACTAACCGATGAAGATGTTAGAGAAATTGCTAGAAATGACGAAGACGAAGAGAATGAATAATTTTAAGATTATTTTTAAAAATAATTGAGTATCATAAACCGATACTCTTTTATTTTTTTTAAGAGGTAAACAAATGAGTTGTAGAAATTGTAGTAGATATCCTTTTTGTGATAGATGTTATTCACCGCATGGAAGTTGTGATAGAGAATTAAAGAAAAGGATTATATTAGAAAAGGAGAATAATTATAAATGGAAGAATACAAACCAAACTCTAATCGCTCAAAACAAGAGCAAATGGAGGCTAATGATAGAAAAGTTGAAAAAGTTGTTACTGGGAAAGTAATAACTAAAAAGAAAAACAAATTAGATAAATTTATGGGTGAATTTATATCTGAAGATGCAAGAAATATTAAATCTTATATTTTTGGAGATGTGTTAATCCCAGCTATAAAAAAAGCTATTTCTGATATTTTTACAGATGGAATTAATATAATGCTTTACGGCGAATCGAGAAATAGTGGAAGAAGAGGAATATCAGATAGAGTATCATATAGAAGTTATTATGACAATGGATATTCTAGAACCAGATCAAATGATAGACAAGCATCTTTAGCTTCAGCATATTCTTATGATGATATTATTTTATCATCTAGAGGAGAAGCCGAGGATGTTTTAGCTAGAATGGACGAATTAGTAGAAACTTACGGATTAGTTAGTGTAGCTGATTTATATGATTTAGTCGGAATAACAGCACCATATACGGCAAATAAATACGGTTGGACAAATATTAGAAATGCAGAAGTTATGAGAGTTAGAGACGGATATATGATAAAAATGCCAAGGGCAGTACCAATAGATTAGAAAGAGGTATAAATATGAGTGAAAAATATGATGAATATATTAAAGAACATAAAACAAATGTTATAAAGGCATTTGAATGGATGAAAGAAAATTTATTTCCAGAATTTAGTGATATACATACGCAATCATTAATAGATGCTGAATATAACATTGTATATAAACATGATGAATCAAAAACAGATCCTGAAGAATATGATGCATATGATAAATACTTTTATGGTGGAAATAGATCTTTTGAAGTTACACAAAATTTTAGATACGCTTGGTTACATCACATTCATAATAACCCACATCATTGGCAATATTGGATATTAAATAATGATGAAGCTGAAGAAGGAGAGCTAATACTCGATATGCCTATCGAATATATTATTGAAATGATATGCGATTGGTGGAGTTTTTCTTGGAAAAAAGGTAATTTAGAAGAAATATTCAAATGGTATGATAATCACAAAGCATATATGAAATTGTCAATATCTACAAGAATAAGGGTTCAAGAGTTATTAGATATGATTTATAAAAAATTAAAACAAATAGAAGAGGAGAAAAATAATGAAACAAGAAATAATTAATAAAACAACAAGAATTTTAAATAAAACAAATATTAAAATAAAAAAGTATAGCCCAGAAATTCTTTTATTTTTGGGCATTACTGGTGTTATCACAAGTACGGTTATGGCTTGTAAAAGAACATTAAAAGTAAATGATATTTTAGAAGAAAAGAAAAATAATATAGAATTAGTTAATAAACATTTGAATGATGAGACAAGAAAAGATTATACTGAAAAAGATTGTAGAAAAGATTTAGCAATCATAAATGTTCAAACTGGAATTAAAATTGTAAAATTATATTCACCAGCTGTATTATTAGGAACAGCATCTATATTAAGTATATTACAAGGTCATAATATATTAAGAAAAAGAAATATTGCTATAGCAGCAGCATATGCAACAATTGATAATAGTTTTAAAAAATACAGAAGTAATGTTGTAGAACGTTTTGGTAAAAATATAGATAATGAACTTAGATATAATATAAAAGCAAAAGAAATAGAGGAAGAAACTATAGATGAAAAAGGAAAGAAAAAAATAGAGAAAAAAGAAATAACAGTAATCGATGGTAATCAAACAAGTGATTATGCTAGATTTTTTGATGAATGTTCTACTAATTGGGAAAAAGATGCAGAATATAATTTAATGTTTTTAAGACGTCAACAAGAATATGCAAATGAATTATTAAAAAGTAGAGGCCATTTATTTTTAAATGAAGTTTACGATATGCTTGGTATACAAAGATCAAAAGCAGGTCAAGTCGTTGGTTGGATTTATGATGAAAAAAATCCTAAAGGAGATAATTATGTTGATTTTAATATTTATAATATTAAAAATGAAGCAAGTAGACAATTTGTAAATGGGGAAGAGAGAAGTATATTACTAGACTTTAATGTTGATGGTGTTATATATGATTTAATTTAGGAGGATAAATTATTATGAAAGATTTATTTATATTTTTGATAGGAGGTGTAACAGGTTCTTTAATAACTTGGAAATTAATTGATAAAAAATATAAAGATATTGCTAATGAGGAAATAGAATCTGTTAAAAAAACATTTAAAGAAAGACAAATAAAAGATACTAATAAAGAAAATAGTTATGGCACATATAAAGATATTATAAAAAATATGGATTATAATAATACTGCTGAAGAAAAAACAATAACAGAAATATCTAATGATTCAAGTATTATTCAAATAAATAATACTGATATTTCAACAAAAAAACCAATAGAAAAAATGGCAGAAGAAGAAAAAGATAAACCATATATCATTTCTCCAGAAGAATTTGGTGAAATAGATTATGAAACCAAATCTTGGACGTTATATTCTGATGGAATATTAGTAGATGAATTTGATCAAATAGTGGAAGACGAACATTTATATTTAGGTGATTGTCTAAAAGAATTTAATGATGATGATGCTATATATGTACGTAATGATAAAGAAGAAGTAGATTATGAAATATTAAAGGTTACTGAAGAATTTAGTAAATTATATTAAGGAGGATGGCATAAATGCTAGAACATGATAATCGTATAAGTGAGGAATATTTTGAATGGTTATATAATTATGTATGCACTGGTAGAGCTCATGCAATGGTTTCATATAAAAAATTATTCAAATTATTATACAACATAGATTTCACATATTCTATACGAGATGATGTTAATAGAGCGGCTGATGGAATAGAATTAAGAAAAAGATATTGTTCTTATATAAATGATGAAACTTTAATAAATGTTTTTAGGGGTTATTCATGTACTGTATTAGAAATGATTATTGCTTTAGCTGTTAGATGTGAAGAGGCAATAATGGATAATCCAAAATATGGAGATAGAACTAAACAATGGTTTTGGACAATGTTATCTAATTTAGGCCTAAGTTATATGACAGATGATAGATACGATGAAGGATATGCTTTAGAGAAAATTTATATTTTTTTAAATAGAGAATACGAACCAAATGGAAAAGGTGGGTTATTTTTCATAAGAAATTGTAAAGAGGATTTACGTAATGTTGAGATATGGGCCCAACTTTGTTGGTATTTGGATACAATTGATTAGAAAGGAGAATAAAAAATGGATTTATTAATAAGAAATGTGATAGTGAATGGAATACTTATCGATAGATTATATAAAACAACGAATAAAAACTTTTTTAAATTATGGATTGGTGGGACATTAATATCAATTAATTTATTTTTAGTTGTTAAAAAAGTTTATGAACAAGAACAAAAAATAAATGAGTTAAAAAATGATATTGATATTTTAAATGAGAATATTGATTTTTTACGAGAAGACGAAGAAAATGAAGGAGATAAAGAAGATAATAACACGAAAGGGGTATAGTCATGGTTGATTTTTTAATTATTTCGACACGAACTATAAAAAATAGAGTTGAGATATTTCCTAAATTTCGATTATATCCTAAATCTAAAGATCTTATGATAAGAGGTGGAGATTTTTATGCTGTATGGATTGAAGAACTCGGTTTATGGTCAACCAACGAAGATGATGCATTATCTATTATTGATAATGAATTGAAAAAATATGAGGAACAGTATAAAATAAAACATCCAGATGCAAATGTTATTACTTTATTTACTTGGGATTCTACAAGTGGGTCTATAGATTTATGGCATAAATATTGTCAAAAGCAAAAAAGAGATTCTTTTGAAATGTTAGATGAAACATTGATATTTTCAAATACTAAAACAAGAAAAGAAAATTATGCAAGTAAGAAGCTACCATATCCATTAGAAAAAGGTGATATATCTTCATATGAAAAAATTATATCTACTTTATATAATGAGGAAGAAAGGCATAAATTAGAATGGGCTATAGGTTCTATAGTAACTGGAGACTCAAAAAATATACAAAAATTCGTTGTATTATATGGTGCTGCTGGAACTGGTAAATCTACTATATTAAATATTATACAACAATTATTTGAAGGATATTATTCAGTATTTGATGCTAAAGCATTAGGTTCATCCAATAATTCTTTTGCTTTAGAACCATTTAAATCTAATCCATTAGTTGCTATTCAACATGATGGAGATTTATCTAGAATTGAAGATAACACAAGATTGAATAGTTTGGTATCACATGAGTTAATGACTGTAAATGAAAAATTTAAATCTACATATTCTAATAGGTTTAAATGCTTTTTATTTATGGGCACAAATAAGCCAGTTAAAATAACAGATGGAAAATCTGGTTTAATAAGACGTTTAATAGATGTTAGACCATCTGGAAATAAAATTGAAACAACAGAGTACAAACGTCTTGTTAAACAAATACCATTTGAATTAGGTGGAATAGCATGGCATTGTAGAAATGTATATTTAAATGATCCAGGGGCATATGATGGTTATATTCCTACGTCAATGATGAGTGCATCTAATGATTTTTATAATTTTGTATTAGATTCTTATCACATATTTAAAAAAGATGACGGTGTTAGTTTAAAAGCTGCTTGGGAAATGTATAAAAATTATTGTGAAGATGCTAAAGTGGCTTACCCTTGTTCACAAAGAGCATTCAAAGAAGAATTAAAAAGTTATTTCCAAGAATATAATGATAGATTTAGTTTAGAAGATGGTTCTAGAATAAGAAGTTATTATAGTGGTTTTAAAACTGATATTTTTGAAGTCGAAAAAGAACCAAAAAAGATATCCAAAACAAAACCAAATTTAATAGAATTTTTAGAACAACCTTCTATATTTGATAAAGAATGTTGTGATTGTCCTGCGCAATATGCAACAACAAAAGAAACGCCAAGCAAAAAATGGGATAATGTTAAACTAACGTTAAAAGATATTAACACATCGAGAGTTCATTATGTTAAAATACCAGAAAATCATATTGTTATTGATTTTGATATTAAAGACGAAAATGGTAATAAGTCATTTGAAAAAAATTTAGAAGAGGCAAGCAAATGGCCTTCCACATATGCAGAATTATCAAAGAGTGGCAATGGAATACATCTTCATTATATTTATAAAGGAGATGTTACGAAATTAAGTAGGGTTTATGCAGATAGTATTGAAATAAAAGTGTTTACTGGAAAAAGTTCTTTAAGAAGAAAATTAACAAAATGTAATAATGTTCCAATAAAAACGATTAATTCTGGTCTGCCAATGAAAGGAGAAAAGAAAGTGACAAACACGGAAGTAATAAAAAGTGAAAAAGGCCTAAGACAAATGATTTATAGAAATATGGAAAAAGAATTTCATCCTGGTACAAAACCAAGTATAGATTTTATATATAAGATATTAGAAGATGCATATGAAAGAGGAATGAAATATGATTTAAGTGATATGAAAAATGAAGTATATGCTTTTGCAATGAATAGCACAAATCAATCGGACTACTGTATAAAATTAGTTAATAAAATGCATTTTAAATCTGATACACCATCTTCTTTTGTGAAAAGTAAAAGTAATAAAATTATATTTTATGATATCGAAGTTTTTCCTAATTTATTTTTAGTTAATTGGAAATTAAAAGGAAAGAAAAATCCAGTTGTTAGGATGATAAATCCAGAACCAAGTGATATTGAAGAACTTATTCAATATCGTTTAATAGGTTTTAACTGTAGGAGATATGATAATCATATTATATATGCAAAATTATTAGGTTATAATAATGAAGAACTATTTAATTTATCACAAAGAATAATTAATGGAGAACGTAATGCGTTTTTTGGAGAGGCTTATAATTTATCTTATACCGATATTTATGATTTTGCTTCATCTGGAAATAAAAAATCTTTAAAGAAATTAGAGATTGAGATGGGCATACATCATAAAGAATTGGGTTTACCTTGGGATAAGCCAGTTCCAAAAGAAAAATGGGTAGAAGTTGCTGAATATTGTGATAACGATGTCATAGCCACAGAAGCGGCATTTGACTATTTATCAGCAGATTGGACAGCAAGACAAATTTTAGCAGACTTAGCTGGACTATCTGTAAATGATACAACTAATTCATTAACAACAGCATTTATATTTGGTAATAATAGAAAACCACAGACTGAATTTTGTTATAGAGATTTATCTAAACCCGTTAGAGCTATTGATTTAGATAGTGATATTATCAAATTTTTAGAACAAACATGTCCTAAAATGATGTCTACGACTCATGGAAATAATCCAGAAAGTATATTACCATATTTTAAAGGATATACTTTTGAAGGTGGTAAAAGTATATATAAAGGCGAAGAAGTCGGTGAAGGTGGATATGTTTATGCAGAACCAGGAATGTATACAGACGTCGCACTACTTGATGTAGCATCTATGCATCCACATAGTTTAATTGCTGAGTGTTTATTTGGTCCTAGATACACGAAGATATTTAGTGATATTGTCGAGGGTAGAGTTAGCATTAAACATGAAGATTGGGATAAAGTGAATAGTATGTTAAATGGAAAACTAACTCCATATGTACAAAAAGTTATAGACGGAGAAATGACAAGTAAAGATTTAGCAAATGCTTTAAAAACAGCTATAAATTCTGTATACGGTTTAACTGCCGCTAATTTTGATAATCCGTTCAGAGATTTAAGAAATAAAGATAATATTGTAGCAAAACGTGGTGCTTTATTTATGGTTGATTTAAAAGAAGAGGTGCAAAAAAGAGGCTTTACAGTCGCTCATATTAAAACAGATTCAATAAAAATACCAAACGCAACACCAGAAATTATACAATTTGTTATGGATTTTGGTGAAGAATATGGATATACTTTTGAACATGAGGCTACATACGAAAAAATGTGTTTAGTTAATGATGCTGTTTATATTGCTAAGTATAAAGATGGAAAACATGCTGGGGAATGGACAGCAACTGGAACACAATTTCAAATACCATATGTATTTAAAACATTATTTAGTAAGGAAAAGATAAATTTTGAAGATAAGTGTGAGACAAAATCTGTAACTTCATCTTTATATTTGGATATGAATGAACATTTGCCAGATGTATCTCAAGAAGAAAAACAAATGCAAAAATTAGAACAAGAATTTAAAAAAGGTAATATTTCAGAAGAAAGATATTTGGAATTGAAAGAACCTTTAAAAGATATTATTAATTCTGGTCATGATTATAAATTTGTTGGAAAAGTTGGAAATTTCTGTCCTATTTTACCAGGTAAAGGCGGAGGTCTATTAACTAGAGAAAAAGACGGTAAATATTATGCAGCTACTGGTTCAAAAGGTTATAGATGGCTAGAATCAGAAATAGTTAAAGGTGTTAATGAAGAGTATATTGATTTATCATATTATAACAAATTAGTAGATGAAGCTGTTGAAACAATATCTCAATATGGTGATTTTGAATGGTTTATATCTGATGACAATAATAAAAGAATAGAAAAGACAATAGATGGAAAAGAGGAAAAATATCCACCATGTGGTGATTATAAATATGATACGTGTTGGGATTGTCCTAAATTTGATATGAATGAATGTAAATTGGGTTATAATTTATCTAAGTATATTATACATAAAAAATAAGTCGCGATATTAACATATACTATAACGAAGAGAAATCTTTAAATAAAAATTTTAGGAGGATTTATATTATGGAAGAAAACAAATATGAGAAAGTACTTAAAGACACAGTAAAAGATTGTGATGATTGTAGAAAGGATATTATTGATTATATTTCAAAGGAAAGTAATCTTGATAAAGACGATGAGCAATTTAAAGAGGCAATTAAAAATTTATGTGAAATTAATAACTATAAAAGTTTGTTACAAAGTATTATAGACAAAGCTGAAAAATAGAAGATTTCATAACACAAAAGAGGTTGAAAAATATAATCAGCCTCTATATTTTTTTAAAAGGAGAATAAAAAATGGAAGTTAAATTTAATGGTAATATATTACAAATAGAGGACGCAAGAATTATTTATAGGAATTTTAGTGGGGTTGCTACTAAATATAATAGAGAGGGTGATAGAAATTTTGCAGTTATCATTCCTACTGATGAAATAAAAGATATTTTAATAAAAGATGGTTGGAATGTTAAAATAAAGCCACCAAGAGAAGAAGATGAGTCACCATTTATGTATATGCCTGTAAAAATAAAATTTAATAGTAGAGGCCCATCTGCTTATATCGAATCTGGAGATTCTGCTCAAAGATTAAATGAAGATACCATAGGAATGCTAGATGATATTGATATTTCTAGTGTTAACATGGATTTAAGACCTTATGATTGGGAGGTAAATGGCAAAACTGGAAGAAGTGCATATTTGCAAGCTATTTATGTTATACAAAATGTTGACAGATTTAATAGTAGATATGCTGCACATCAACATAAAAATGATAAACCACAAGAAGATAAATTGCCATTTTAGTATAAGATATGGGTAATAAATTTTTATATGACTATCAATTAGAAGCTGTTGAAAAAATGAAGAATGGCTGTATATTAAATGGTGGGACTGGTTCTGGAAAATCTAGGACCGGTCTCTTTTATTATTTTATGAAGCAAGGTGGATGGATAGATGAAAATGGGTATAAAGAAATGTCAGCCAAACCAAAACCACAAGATTTATATATTATAACAACCGCTAGAAAAAGAGATACTTTAGAATGGAACAAAGAGTTATCTCCGTTTTTATTATCTGCTGATGAAAATCAAGAGAAAAGATATGGTAATAAAATAGTTATTGACAGTTGGAACAATATTAAAAAATATATAGATGTCGAAGGTGCATTCTTTATATTTGATGAGCAAAAAGTAATAGGTTATGGAACATGGACTAAAACATTTTTAAAAATAACTAAAAAGAATAATTGGATATTATTAAGTGCTACACCTGGAGATACATGGTCAGATTATATTCCAGTATTTATAGCTAATGGGTTCTACAAGAATAAAACGGAATTCGTACGAGAACATATTGTATATTCTAGATTTAGTAAATATCCGATTATAGAACGATATAATAATCAAGGTAGACTATTAGCTTACAGGAATGATATTTTAATAAATATGGATTTTGATAGACAAACTATACAACATCATGAAGATATTTATGTCGATTACGATATAACAAAATACAAAAACATATTTAGAACCAGATGGAATCCATATCAAAACGAGCCAATAGAACAAGCTAGTCAATTGTGCTATATTTTAAGGCGAGTAGTTAACGAAAATGAAAGTCGAAAAATTGCCCTCATGGAAATTTTGGAAAATGTTTCTAAAGCTATCATATTTTATAACTTTGATTATGAACTAGAGATATTAGAAAATTTATATTTACCTGATACACCAATTGCTCAATGGAATGGACATAAACATGAGCCAATACCAAACACTGACAAATGGATATATTTAGTTCAATATACAGCTGGTGCTGAAGGTTGGAATTGTACAGAAACAGATACAATTATATTTTATAGTCAAAATTATTCCTATAAGATTATGGAACAAGCAGCTGGTAGAATTGATAGATTGAATACTAAATTTAAAGATTTATATTATTATCATTTAAAAAGTAGAAGTGGAATCGATTTAGCCATATCTAATGCTTTAAGAAAGAAGAAAAATTTTAATGAAAGTAAATGGTTAGTGGGTCAATAATTTTATATTTAAAGAGGTAGAAACATGAAAGTAATGATAAGTTTACCAATGAATGGCGTAACAGATGAAGATGTTAAGAACCGAATGAATATTATAAAAGATAAATTTGAAAAGTTGCATATAGATGTCATAGATTCATTCATAACTGATCCAATAGAAGGGGCAAATCATCCAAATGTATATTATCTTGGACGAACGATAACCAAATTTATGTGCAATGTCGATGCTGTATATTTTGACGTAAATTGGCAAAGCGCCAGAGGATGTAGAATAGAGAGGCAAATTTGTAAAGAATATGGCATAAAAATATTAGATGCTGATTTTTTAGAAGAAAAAAATTATATTCAAAGAGGATAAAATTATGAAAAATAAAGATATTGATTATAAAAGACAAATTAGTATAACAACAAACGATTTAAAAACAGAAATGCAAAATTTATGGAATATTACAAAAATAGATATTAATAATATCGAATACATAAGTGATGACAAAAATAATGAACTTTTACATAGAATAATAGAAAATTTACAACATATTGAAAGATTATTCTATGAAATAAAAACATTAGAAAATTTAGAAATGGATTTATATCGTAAAAACGAAAAAATTATAGATCCATATGATATTTTAAAATTAAACATAAAGAATGATGATGGAGACGAATTATTAGAATTAAATGGTGAGCAATTTTGGTCTAATTATATTTATGATTTTTTTGAAAGGAGAAAGAAAAAAGATGAACGAAAAAGAAAATTACATTAAAATTGGGTTTTTATTTTACATAGGTTTTACCATTGCTAGTGAAATAGACAAACATTATAGAGAAAAAACAATAACATATTTAAAAAATAAATTAACTACAATATTTAGTAAGAAAGAGGTATAACTAATGGAAGATAATTATAAATTTGTAGATTTTGAAAGATATTGCAAATTATGTAAACATATAAACATTAAAGACGTTGATGGAGATGAACCATGCAATAGTTGTTTAGCAGAATGCGTTAATTTAGAATCTGAAAAACCAGTTAAATTTGAGGAGGTAGCAGAAGATGGCAAATAAAAAGAAAAAAGTAGTAATACAACCAGTTTATGTTAGAAGAATAAAAAGAAATATTATGCAAAACTTTTTAGGCTATAAATCATTAAAACATAATAAAAATTGGCAATATGCTAATGATAAAATATAGGAGAATTTGTTATGGATAATGAAGTATATTTAATAAAAGAATGTTGGATGGATGAATATAGAACATTAATGCAATGTATATCATATCTTCCAAATGACGAAAGAGATAAATATAAGGCCAGAGATTTATTAAATCCTAATATGACAGTATTAGTACGAACTGAAAAATTAAATAAAGAATTTAAAATTATCGAAGAAGAACATGAAGAAGAACATGAAGAAGAACAAAACGAGTATAATGATGACTTTATTATAATTTAAGAAGAGGTGTTATATTTATGATATTAGATATTAATGGATGGATATACCAAGAACAAATATTTAAAAGCGGGTATATAAATATACATAATTATATACCAGTTGGCCAATATGAAAAAAGTAGAAGAAAAATGCTTGTTAAATTGTTAATGGTATTATCAGATAACTATTATCATCCAACAAAAGAATTAATGAAATATTTAAAAACAAATAATAGACATTATATTAGTATGTTAATTGGATATTTAAGAGATATGCCAGGAATCGAGATTAAAAATTTATATAAAGGATATCGATTGGATACTGATATAAAAATACTATATTAATATTTTAGCTATTAACTATACTAGATAAGTTAATAAATATATAAGAAATTGATAATTTCTTCCAATAATATATCTTTTCATCTATATCGCGATTCTAGTTAAGCGATATTTTTATTATTTAGATATCAGCTGATACTAGATAAGTTGATATAAATATAGAGAAAAATTAGGTTCTGTACTCATAGTTTAAGTTGTCGCAATTCTAGTTAAGCGATATTTTTATTATTTAGATATCAGCTTATACTAGATAGGTTTGATATATAGAAATTTTGTAATAAAAAGAAAATGTAATTCTAATTAGGCCAGTTGCAATTCTAGTTAAGCAACGTATAAAGGAGAAATATGGAAGAAGAAAATGGAAAACGAATAGAGAAATTAAAAACATATACAGATGAACAAATTGATACAATGAGTATTGATGAGTTGAAAGGTAAATTTAAACAATTACAAATTATAGCAAAAAATGGAAATAATATAATTAATAGTTTAGTAAAAGCGAATAATGAAGAAAAATATAAATTAGCATTATTTATGCTAATAAGAAATAATAGAATATTACCAGCAGGGAAAATGCTTAAAAAAACTGATTATGAAATAAATAAAATGACATACTTAACAATGCACGAATTATTTAAAATAATAGATTTTAAAAAAGTAAAAAAAATGTATGAAGAAGGTGAAAAAAGTGAATGAGAAATTTATAATTAAAATATTATTATCAATAATTTTAATATTAGTTTGTATATTACAAATTAAAGATAAAAAATACACACCATTATATTTCATAATATTATTTTTTATGTGGTTTATTATATTAACAGGTGTTTTAAATTAAGGTGGGTGATATAAATAATGTGGGAAGAAGATGGTACTGAAATTTTTTTTAAAAATTTACACAAATTTAATATAGCTGCATATAATTGTTCAAATTCTTTTAACGATATTAACCCGTTATTAACTAGAAATATTGCTTATGACATGCCTAAAAAAGTAGAACCATATATAATAGTATATAAAAGTAAACCAATACGAGGAATAATATTAGAATTATGGGGAAAAAATCCAGAATATAATTGGGTAAAGGAGAATAAATTATGTTAAAAATAAAAGATGATGTTGATTTAAAAGAATTAGAGAAAATAGGTTTTAAACCTAAATATGATGAAGATACAGGAGAACTCTGTGAATATTTTTGGGTTAGTAAAAAAGAATATTATTTTAGTATATTTGGTATTAATATTAGACTAAATAAAAATGAATCTGAGCCTAAAAGAATAAAAATTAAAAATATTTTTAAAAAAGATTATAAAAGTAAAGTTTGGGTTGTGGACAATTATAAATACAATTGCACTGATTTAGATAAAATATATGATTTAATTCAAGCAGGATTAGTAGAGAAAGTTGGTGAGGATTAATGAGTGAAGTGGATAAAATGTTTGAAAAAACAACGTGTGGAAAATCAATTAATTACACAATAAATTATGGAAGTTTTGCACAACAAGGTTGGCAATGTCCAATATGTAAAAAAGTATTAGCGCCTTTTATGACATATTGCCCATTTCATGATACAGAAAACAATAAATGGCAAGTTACAAGTGCTACTGGTAAGGTAGGTGATATAGAATGATGGTAGATGAAGAAAAAGAAGCAATAGAAAATGAAATACAATTAAATCTATATAAATATATTAATATGGCACTAAATTTTAATTATATGACTGATAGAGAAAAATATATTTTACAAACAATTATAAAAGAACTACATAAAGAAAACCAAAAAATAAGAGACACAAAAGATAAAGAAATAAATAAATTGATGAATATAAAATTATATGCTTGTGATACTGAAAAAAATAAAGAATGTAATAAAAAATATTGTATAGAAAATGGCGGAGAATGTGATGCAACTACAGATAAAACAATGGTAAAATATATAAATTTAGATGATTATGTAAGTAAAGATAAAATAAAAATATTATATAATCATTGGTGTTCTAGAATACATATTCTTTTACCAAATAGTAGCGGAGAAGAAAAAAGACAAGAATATATAGCTGAAGGAGCAGCAGAAGCTTTAGAACAATTATTATAAGCAATATTTTTTATTAGAGGTATTTGCAATGGACATACACGAAATTAGGGAAAAACATTTACTAGATTTAAGAGAATCAGAATTAAGAATTAGATGTAAATACGATGAAGATTATATAAAAATTTTAGAAAAAAGAATATTGACATTAGAAAAAAAATTACAAAAATATAATAAAGAAAGGGATAATGAATTATGATTGTGGGTTTTATATATAATTTATTATATTTTCTTTTATGCTTAGCGACGATATTATTTTTATGTGTTTTTGTTAGTTTTGCTATAGGAATAATAGTTTTTAAAATTTATGATATTCATAAATATATAAAAATTGGAGAAATAATTAAAGATATTAGAAAATTAAAAGAGCAAACTATTGAACTCAAGAAATATCGATTTAATATTAATGATATGGAAGCGTATAGAATATACGATGATTATGTGAGAAAATTAGATAAAATACTTAAGAAAGGAGAATATAATAATTTATGAGATTTGATGAAAAAGAAGTAAAATTAAAAAGAAAAAGAATGCTAATTATAAATTTATATTTAAGATTAGCAAAAGCAATGAAAGATTATTCATATTATAAAGATTTACCAAAGGAAATATATTTTAAAACAAACGCATTAAATGGTGGTGATGTAGAGCAAATGAAATTTTCATTAATGCCTGTAAATAATAACGGAATAATATATTATATAAATGATAAAGGTGAAAATATATCACTTTATATAGATGAAAGTCGTTTATTATCTTATGTATCATATTTTTCAAAATAAGGTAGGTGTAGATTAAATGTTAAATAAAAGACAAATAGAGCAACTAGCTAGAAACTCTAGTATAAAAGGAATACGTTACTATATGCAAAGGGTGCACGAAGATGTGGATATATTAAGTGGTGAAGAAAAAAGACAGATACTAGAGGAAATGGAAAAAATTATAGAAGAAATCAAAGATAAAAGGGACAAAGAAGATATCGACAGATATATGGGGGATAGATAATATGAAAATAGGCGAAGAAAAGACACTAATTGAAATTATACAAGAAATAGCGAACGGTAAGATTAAAACAGACTTAGAATTACATTATGAATATGGATTAACATATCATTTTCATATTGATGATTTTAGGTTAATTGCATATAATGGAACAGGATTATATATAGGAAAAGTATTAAATCATAAATTTAAGCTGGAAAGAAAGTATAAAAAAAGAAAGGAAATAGAAGATATATGAGTGGGTTTATTAGTATTATGTTATATGGTATATTTATACTTATAAATTTTGCAGAGTCAACATATTATCATATAAAATATGGAAGTAATCAAACAATAGAACATAAAGAAATTATGGCTATGCTTGATTGTATATTTTGGGCTTTGATGATATTAGTTTGCTTTGTTTTATTTAATTATAATAATATACTAATTAAATAATAGAAAGGAGTATCACGGATGATTAGAGGTCGATTACGTTTTATAGGGACTAATTATAGCATGGGATTACAAAAAGGTAAAATATATAAAATAGTAGATATTGTACATAATAAAAATAAACGTATTTTAATGTATATAATAAATGATAATAACGTGCCAATTATGATACCGTATACGAACGTATTTACAATATTTAATAATTGGGAGGCTGTTAAAGATATGGATTTAGATTTTCAGGAATATATTGCTAATAGAGAGCAATTAGATGTAAATGGGTTAATTAAAAAGTGTAACACAAAAAGAGGTTATGCTATATTTTTTGGAAAAGATTTAGATAAAATTAAAAACGCTTTAATATTAAGTGAGAACATTGATAAACAAATAAATATAATGAAGAAGAATGTTGATATCCAAGTTGAACCTCATTATTGGCAAAATGAGCAATATCATTTGGAATGTTTAGAAAAAGCATTATTAAATGACAACACTGAAGAAGTCAATAAAATAGAAAAAGAATTATCTGATGAAGCAAGAGAACATATTCAAACTAAAGAAGAATACCATTTAGAAAAATTGGAAAAATTAAAGAAAGGAGAAACACCCGGGTTATGAATTTAATATTTGAAAAATATGGTAATTTATTTATTATTTTTCTTTCTATTTTAGTTTTTATTCTTATAGCATATCTTTATTTCTTAAATAAAAGAAATTCTGAATTGGAAATAGAGAACAACGAACTTAATAAACAAATTAATGATATTACTAAAGCAGCAGAATTACTTAAAAAAGAAAAACATGAAATAATAGATAAATTAATTAATAAAGATAGCTATGATATTATTAAAAATAATAAGAAAATTAAAATAAAAATTATTAAAAAGAGGTAATTTTATATGGAAGAAGATAATTATTATGAGAAATTTTTTGATGAACCAGAAAATGTAGATTTTATAAACGATAATAAAAAAGATTTAGAAAATTACTCAAAATTGACATATGGCGATTATCCATTTTATATTACAGATAATGATATTAAAAAACTAAAGAATGGGAAAATTATGATAGTAACTACTAACTTTGGAGGAGATACATGTTATTTTAAATATCTAAAGAAGAATACCATTTAGAAAAATTAAAGAAAGGAGAAACACCAGGTCTATGAATAATGATGAAGAAAATAGCGATTTTGTAATTATAGAAAACACACAAAATAGTAGGAACGAGTACGGTCATAGATATGGAAGTGAAGTTTTTACCATTACTAAAAAAGATATAAAAGCATTATTATCTGGTAAACAATTAGCTTGCGATATTAATGGCGGAGAATACGCTTTATTTATAATTATGGACAATTTAGAAAATGCTGATTGTAATTTTAAATGTCTAAAGGAGAAATAATTATGAGTTACAGAGAAAAGATAAATGGAAAAGTATTAAAAAAATGGAATTACATGACACGTACGTACGATGATTGTGTAATTCCAGATGATTGGCGTTGTGAAATATTGTCATATTCAGACATGCTTAATGACGATATTAATTATGACCAAAAAGTTAATTGCCCACATTGTGGAAAATTAATAAAATTAGGTGATACTTTTGCAAGTTTAGAATTTCACTCAGAATATGGTTTGGGTTACCCAGTTTGTGTGGAATGTTATAGAAAAGAAATAAAAAATAAAGAATTTTATAATCATAAGGGAGGTCTTTAATAATGAATTTGATAAGTAAAATTAATTTAGTTATATCATTTGTGTTCATAATTTTAACTATACTTTCATCAATTACACATATGTTAGAAGATAATAATAAAGATAAAAGATATTCTTATTTTGTGTATTTGCTACTAAGTATATCTGTAATAGCGTCATTAATAAATTTATGTTCATATGTATGGCATAAATAATATTTTTGAAAGGAGAATAAATTATGTTATTTTTCAATATATCTAATACAAATTTCAAACAAGAAAATAAAGAATTAAAAGAAGAAAATGAAAAACTTTCTAAAAACATAATAGAGGCCAGACAAGAAATAGCTTGGTTTAAAGCAACAAATCCTATATCTTCCGTTAATAAAAAATTAGAAGATATTGAAGAAATTTTAGAAAGGGATATTTAAACATGGAAGATAAAGAATACATTGAATTTTTAAAAAATTCATCTGAGGGATTCAAAGATATATCTATTTATTCTAAAAAAGCAAGTGAATGTTTAAACGATTTAGCTGATTATTTATCTAATCCAACAGAATTTGCTTTTATTAATGACTATATGGTAAAAAGAAAACAAAACGAATTATTTGTATATGTAGCTTTGTTTAACAGTAGAGCTAGTACTTTAGTTGATTTAAATGATGATATGAATAATAAATTTAATAAAAATGGAGGGTAAAATGAATTATGATGATGCATTAACTATGGATTTAATTTTTGCTGAGACAATAGTTAATGAAAGATATAAAGAATGTTTAAAAGATGAAAATTATATATTTACAGATTTTGAATTAGCTAGTTTTAGATTATGTTTAGAGTCGCAAGAATTAAGAATACAAAATAATATATTAAAAAAAGAAAAAGAAGAAACATTAAATAATAATGAAGAAAAATTAGAAAACAAAGAAGAAATATTAGAAAAAGCAATAGATTTAATTTCTAAACATTTAACTTCTGAAATTTTAAATAATTATGCATTAAAATTAGAAAGAAATAATAGCGATGATTATAATTGTATATTAGAAGAGGCTATAAATTTAATGGCTAGTCAATTAACAACACCTGTAAATGATATAGATTTTGTTAAGGATTATTATATTAAAGAAGCAAAGAAAAAAATAACAAAAGAAAAATAAGGAGGATTTAAAAATGGAAATAGCTATTCCTAAAAGAATAAGAAAAATTATAAAAACGAGAAATGGAGTTCCAACAGAGGTACATAATTATGTTTTTATAAGTGAAAGTACAAACGTTTTAGTATATAAATGCCTAGAAAATGGAACAAAAGAATGTTTTCAGAAGAAAGATTTTGCAATTAATACTGGAACTTATGAAACAGGTCCATATAAAGGAGCAAAAATAGAATAAGTATAATCATAAAACAAAGGAGAATAAATTATGGCCAAGAAAAATGCACGTGCTAACACAGATAGTGTTATATTTAAATACGAAAAAGAGAAAAAAGATTTAATTAAAAAACATGAAAAAGAACTAAGTGAATATGAAGATATTTTAAAATATAAAATTAAAAACATAATAGATACTATGCAAACAGAATTTATATATGAATTAGCTAAACAAATGGATTATTGGAAATTAGTTGAGAAAGAAAAAGAAGGACAATTAACTAATGAAGATGAAAACATAAAGAGGTCAATTAAATACAGAATAGAAGAAATACATCATAATATATTTAAAACAATAGATAAATATTCTAAACTTGATGATGATAAACAAGTCCAGAAAGTTTATAAAATGAAAAGAAATAAAATAATAAATGAATTTGATTTAAAATTCAAAGATGATTAAATAGGAGGTATATTATGAATATTGTAAATATTGACGAAGAAACTAAAGAAAAATTAGAATTTGCAATTAGAAGATTAGGCAATCCTGATGATTATACTTATAATATTTTAAATTCTGATACAAGGGAAGCTATTGAAATTTTAGTTAATTTTACCAAATCTGTATTAAATCAATAATAGAGGATATATTTATGAGTTATTGGATAGATGCTAAAAATTTTGAAGGGTATGAAGTTAGTAACGATGGGTTCGTACGTAATAAAAAGACAAGAAGAATATTAAAACCATATTTAAATAGAAAAGGTGGTTATGAAAGAGTCGATATTCGGGTCTAAACATGTGTACGTACATATTTTAATAGCTAGTAGTTTCTTTTCTACTAGTTTATCTGATAAAAAAATTATACATATTGATGGTAATAAGACTAATAATGATATTAAAAATTTGGATATTTTATATAAAAAATGATAAAAAATAGGTCATTTTTGTGGGGGAAAAATGCCAAAAATCCCCCACAATTTTGTGGCCACTTTTGAAAAAATATTTGGCCATTTGGTCAAAAAAAGTGGGCAAAAATTAAAAACATGTCCTTTTATTTTTCTAAAGTGTGGGGGAAAAGTGTGGGGGAAACGCGTTTTTTGGCCATTTTTGTGGGGGAAAAATGGCATTTTGGCCACTTTTGAAAAACAAAAGTGGGCAGACGGAATCCCTTGGGAGAGTAAGGATTGCACCATTTTTGAAAAAAGTTGTGGCCACTTTTATTTTAAAAGTGGGCAGACGGAATCCCTTGGGAGAGTAAGGACGTAGCGTTTTGTGGCCACTTTCCCACTTTTTTTGTTAACTATTTATTGAAAAATGAAAAAAATATTATAATAATATGCGAAAAAAAGTGGCCATTTGACCAAAATGATAAAAATCCCCCACAAATTGAATAATTTTTTGATTAGCGTTTTTAAGTACGCGAAAAAAACATACCCTTTAATGGAGAGAAAGGAGAATAAAAGTCGAATGTTATATATTTTAAAAAAATTATAGCATAGACTTTTGATGTTTTTATTCATACGGATATATTTATATAGGAGGCACCTATGAAAAAAGAAAGTGATTTTCAAAGTAAATTAAAAAAAGATTTGAAAAAAATGTTTCCAGGTTGTATTGTTACAAAATTAGATTCGGGAGATATTCAAGGAATACCTGATATTTTAATTTTGCATAATAATAAGTGGGCAACTTTAGAAAACAAAAGAAGTAAAAATGCATCGCATCAACCTAATCAGGATTATTATGTTGATAAGATGAATAAGATGTCGTTTTCAAGATTTATATATCCAGAAAATAAAGATGAAGTTCTCAAAGAATTACAACAATATTTTTAAAGAAAAGGAGGATATATAATGATATTTAATGACCATAGTAATCTTGAAGGATTACATGCTCCTTTTGGAGCTAGCAAATCTAGTTGGCTTAGATATGATGATAAAAAAGCAATTGATGTATATAAAAATATGCATGCTGCTGAAATGGGAACTAGATTGCATGAATGGGCTAAAAGCACAATCGATTTAGGAATAAAACAGCCTAAATCTAAAAAGACTTTATATTCTTATGTAAATGATGCTATAGGATTTAAAATGAATACAGAAGTCGTTTTATTATATTCTGAAAGATTTTTCCGGTACTGCCGATGCTATATCTTTTAGGGATAATATTTTAAGAATACATGACTTGAAAACAGGTACAAGACCTGTACATATTGAGCAATTAGAAATATATGCTGCATTATTTTGTTTAGAATATAAAGTTAAACCAAGTGAAATAAAAATAGAATTAAGAATATACCAAAACGATGAAGTGCTAGTACATGAACCAAGTGCTGAAGATATTTCTATAATTATGAATAAGATAATTCATTTAGATAAAGTTTTAGAAAATGTTGAAAGGGGGTTATAATCAGTGAATAAAATTGCTGAAGAAATTAAATCATATTTTGGATGGGCTATTAAAAATAAAGATCAACATATAGCACAAAGTGGAACACCGCAAATGTATGATTATGATCCTCATGGTTCAGGAAGGTATAGACAAGGTTCTGGACAAGATCCATATCAACATGATATAGATTTTTTAGCTAGAATAGAAAAATTAAAAGCAAACGGCTGGAAAGAAACGCCAGAAAATATTAAAAAAGAATTTGGAATGACAACTAAAGAATATAAAATGGAAAAATCAATATGTGTTGACACCAGAAGAATGAAGAATGTATCAAGAGCTAAATCATTAAGAGATAGCGGTCATAGCACATCAGATATTGCTAGAAGAATGGGTGTTAATGAGTCAACAGTTAGAGAATGGTTTAATACTGAAAGAGAATCTAGAATGATGCAAACACAAAAATTAGCAGAATGTTTAAAAAAAATAGTTGATGAAAAAGGCATGGTTGATGTTGGTAAAAGTGCTGAATTAGAAATTAGTGGAATAATGGAAAGAAATGGTGTTTCTGATGGTTTAAATATTTCTAGAGAAAAATTAGATACAGCATTATATTTATTAAAAACAAGATATGGTTATAATGTATTTGGTAATCGTGTTCCACAAGCAACTAATAGAGATCAACAAACAACACAAAGAGTTTTAACAACACCAGAACATAAAAATTCTGATATTTATGATTATGATAAAGTAAAAACATTAGATGATTATATTTCTAGAGATAATGGCGAAACATTAGAAAAAAAATTTACATATCCAGCAAGCATGGATTCTTCTAGAATAAAAATTCGTTTGAAAGATGAAGTTGGTTCCGATGGTTTTAGAGGAGAAGATAAAGATGGTTTAATTGAATTAAGAAGAGGTGTAGATGATTTATCTTTAGGAAAGTCTTTATATTCTCAAGTTCGTATATTAGTTGATAAAAATAAATATTTAAAAGGAATGGCAATATATTCAGATGATATTCCAGATGGTTATGATTTAGTATTTAATTCAAATAAAACAAAAAGAGAGGATGCTTTTAAAAAAATAAAAGATGATCCAGATAATCCATTTGGTTCTAATATTAAAGATGTTAGTTTAGGTGGTCAATATTGGTATACAGATAAAAAGACCGGAGAAAAGAAATTAGGGTTGATAAATAAGAGATCTGATGAAGGAGATTGGTCTGAATGGTCTAATGGTTTGCCATCTCAATTTTTATCAAAACAATCTAAACAATTAGCTAAACAACAATTAACTTTAGCAAAAGCTTATAAAGAAGAAGAATACGATAACATAATGAAATTAAATAATCCGGTTATAAAAAAATATTATTTAGATAAATTTGCTAAAAATTGTGATAAAGCAGCTGTTGAATTAAAAGCCGCAGCATTACCTGGTCAAAAATATCATGTTATTATACCAAATAATACATTAAAAGATAATGAAATATATGCACCAGGATATAAATCAGGAACAAAATTAGCATTAATAAGATATCCTCATGGCGGTATATTTGAAATACCAGTTTTAACAGTTAATAATAAAAATGAATTGGGTGGAAAATTAATAGGAAAATTATCTAGTGATGCTGTATGCATAAATTACAAAAATGCCAAACGTTTATCTGGTGCTGATTTTGATGGTGATACAGTTATGTGTATACCAACAGATGATAGAAAGAATAGAATTAAAATATTAAGAAGAGACGAACTAGATGGTTTAAAAAATTTTAGTCCAGACATTTATAAATGGGATAAGAGAGTGCAAGAAAAAGATGGATCTTATACTTTTTATAGAGAAGGAAAAAAATTTAAACCAATGAAAGAACAAACAAAACAGACAGAAATGGGAAAAGTATCTAATTTAATTACCGATATGACTTTATTAGGAGCTGGATGGGATGAAATAGCAAGAGCTGTAAGACATTCAATGGTTGTAATAGATGCAGTAAAACACGAATATGATTATAAACAAAGTGAAATAGATAATGGGATAGCGAGATTAAAAGATAAATATCAGTTAAAAGTAAATAAAGATGGTGAAATAACAACCGGTGGAGCATCAACAATTGTCTCTAGAGCTAGTGGACCTTTTGATGCACCTAGAACCAGAGGTGAACCTATTATAAACATAAAAGGTAAAAAGGGTTATGATCCATCTAGACCAGAAGGAGCTTTAATATATAAACTAGCATATGATAAATATTTATACTATCCAGATAAAAAGAAAAATAAACAAACCCGGACTAATTGATATAAAAACTATAAGTGGTAAAAAAATATCTTATGACCCTAATAATAAGGAGGACTATGAGAGATATAACCCCGTTATGAAAAAAGATAAGAAGACCCGGAGATGTTGTGTTTACTAATAAGGATGGCACTATAACATATAAAACAAGAATGAGTACCCGTCCATCTACACAGATGGCCCAGACTGATGATGCAGATACCCTAGTATCATATAAAAGACATCCTATCGAAATAATATATAGAGACTATGCAAATGATATGAAGGCACTAGCTAATAAAGCTCGTATATCTTTAGTAAAAACAAAAGACTTACAATATAATTCTAAAGCAGCAAAGACATATAAGAATGAGGTATCATCTTTAAATGTCAAATTAAATGAGGCATTAAAGAATGCAATTAAAGAAAGAGAAGCAAACAGAAGAACAGAATCAGAAATGATAAAAAGAAAGAATTTGAATCCAGATATGACAAAAGAAGAACAAAAAAAGATAGCTCAACGATTAGTAACAAAATATAGAGAAGAATTAGGTTCTGTACCAAGAAGTAAAAGAAATATAAACATTACTGATAAAGAATGGGAAGCAATACAAGCTGGTGCTATAAGTAATAGTAAATTGGAAAGTATTTTAAAGAATGCAAATCCAGATGAATTGAGACAAAGAGCTATGCCAAAAGAAACACCAACGATATCACAAGCAATGATAACAAGAATGAAAACTATGAGAAATTCAAACTTTACATTACAAGAAATAGCAGATAAATTTGGAATCTCTAAATCAACAGTTTCTTCTTACATTAAAGATTAAAGAAAGGAGTGAATGAATTGAATGAAATAGTTAATGAAAAAAATGCAGTTGCATTAACAACAATTGATAATCCATATAATCCTTTCGATGATTTCACTTCTTGGTTAATGTTTGACATTGAAAAAGGATATAATACATGTGGTAGGTTAGCAAGGTTAACTAATTTAAAAGAAGAAATGACTGAAAAAGAACAAAAAATTGAAATTGAAAATGCAATTAATCGTTTAATTGAACTTGATCCAACAGATTTATACAAAAAGATAACTAAAGAGGATAAAAAAGACTAGGGGGAGGGTGTTAAAAAAGACACCCCCTGCCTGAATCGCGGCGGTCTTTGGATTTTCCCCGGAGGGATTTTTTAGAAATGGTTTTTAGGTGGTGTTTATAGTGGCTTATATATTTAAATTAAAGAATTTGCGTTTAAAGGCCTCTTAAACGTTATTCCGTGATAAATAGTAATTTATTCTCCTTTCAAAACTATATAAAAACCCACTAAATAGTTTGAAAAAATCTTATATAAGCCACTCTAAATGCCACTTAAAAGCTATAAAATATTAAATAAGTATTGAAATTGTATTTAAAGAAAGGAGAATAGCTATGGCGAAGAAGCGAATTCAGGGTGAAACACGTGGTAATATTCGTCCAGCATTAACTCCAGAGGCAAGAGAAAATCAATTGATATATTTAGCAACTGATTTGGCAGAAAAACAACTTAGAGAAGGTACTGCTTCATCTCAGGTTATTACTCATTATTTAAAACTTGGTTCTTCTAAAGAAAAAATAGAGAAAGAAATTTTAGAAAGACAGAAAGATTTAATAACTGCAAAAACGGAAGCGCTACAGTCTGCAAAAAGAATTGAAGAATTGTATGCTAATGCTATATCAGCAATGAAAAGATATAGTAATAGTGATATATCTGATGAGGAAGACTATGATGGAAGATAAAATAAAAACATATTCTGAGTTAATTAAATTTTCAACTTATGATGATAGAGTTAATTATTTAAAATTATATAATAATGTGGGGGAAGATACATTTGGTTTCGATAGATACTTAAATCAAAGATTTTATAAATCTTTAGAATGGAGAAATCTTAGGAATTATATAATTGTTAGAGATAATGGCTGTGATCTTGGAATTGAAGGATTAGAAATAGTAGATTCAAGGATATTAATACATCATATGAATCCTATAGGTATAGATGATATAATTAATAGTACAGAATATTTATTAAATCCAGAATATTTAATAACAGTAAGTAAAGAAACTCATGATTTTATACATTATGGAAAACAAGAACAAATACTACATGTTATTACAGAAAGAAAAAGAAACGATACTTGTCCTTGGAGACACTAATTAATACTAGGAGGTATTTGCTAATATGGGAAGAAGAAAAATTTTTACAGAAGAAAATAAAAATATAAAAAAGGGGGCCAATATTATGGAAGAAGTAAAAGAAGAAGTTAAGGAAGAAGTTAAGGAAGAAGTTAAGGAAGAAGTTAAGGAAGAAGTTAAGGAAGAAGTTAAGGAAGAAGTAAAAGAGCAAAATAATAAACTTGGAAAAGTTTTTGGTACAGAATTATTAAATGTTAGAAAAGATCCTTCTATCAATTCTGATGTTTTATTTGTATTAAAAAAAGATAAAGAGGTAAACATATTAGAAGAAAGTAATGAAGATTTTTATAAAATAATTGTCGATAATAAAGAAGGTTATTGTATGAAAAAATTTATTCAATGCTTTTCTATTAAAAATTTTTAATTTAATAGTAAGGAGTTAAATTATGGAAGAAAGTATTTTAACGTCAATAAAAAAATTATTAAACATATCAGTAAATGATACGAGCTTTGATACAGACATTATAATAAATATAAATACTGTTTTTACTATTTTAAATCAATTAGGCGTTGGACCAAAAAATGGTTTTTCTATAAAAGATAATTCGTCAGTATGGTCTGATTATTTAGAAAATGATTTTAATTTAGATTCAGTTAAAACATATATATATTTAAAAGTTAAATTAATATTTGATCCTCCTACTAATTCTTCCATAACAGAAAATTATAATAAATTAATAAGCGAATTAGAATGGCGAATAAATAGTCAAGTAGATTATGTGATAGATAAGGAGGATTAATATGTGGCAATATCAAAACACTGATGAATTATATCCTTATTATAGTATCGATCAAAATGCAAATGAATTATATCATTATGGACGTTTACGGTATGAGATGGGGGCAACATATATTTGGTAAAGATTATAAATACAAATCTTTAGGACAGATGCATATTTCAAATAAATTAAAAAGATTAGGAAAAAAAGTAAATAAAAAAACTAATCCCGAATATCGTAAATTAAAAAATAAGTATAAAAAAATAAAGAAAAGAGATGCTAAAGGGTATGCACAATTTAAAAAAGATCAAGAATTAAAAAAAGACAGAAATAGACAAAAAGAATTAAAAAAGAATAATGGAAATGACGAGTATGTTAAAAAAATAAAATCTATAAAATTATTGTCTAATAAAGAATTAGATAAACAAGTTTCTAGATTAAGATCTGAAAATGAATATTATAGATTGAAAGCTGAGAATGATAGATATAGAAATGCTAAAAAAAGAACAAATAATATTTTAGGTAAAATAGGAAAAAGCGTATTAGTTCCAGCTTTAACAGAATCTGGAAAAACGGTATTGCAAGATTTATTAACTGGTCTTGGAAAAGCAAAAAATGAACAGATAATTAATGACTATAAAAAATCTTTTAATAAAGATAAATCTACTAATAATAAAAAAGATACAATTAAATCTAATCCAAAAAAGGATAAAAATAAAAAATATAAGAAAACAAAAGAAACAGGTTTAATATTATATAATAGATAAAAGGAGAATAAATAAATGAGCTTATCAAATACTGCAGTACCTAAGTACTATGGTATGTTTCGAGAAGCTGTAATAAAAGGAGAAATACCAGTTTGTGAAACTATATCTATGGAAATGAATAGAATAGATTCATTAATAAAAAACCCGGGTATTTGGTATGATGATAAAGCAGTAGAAGGTTTTATAAGATATTGTGAAGACGAATTAACATTAACCAATGGTGAGGATCTTGTTATGCTTGAGTCATTTAAATTGTGGGCAGAACAAATATTTGGATGGTATTATTTTGTTGAAAGAAGCGTATATCAACCATCAAAAGACGGTCATGGAGGACATTATATCACAAAACGTATAAAAAAGAGGCTAACAAATAAACAATATTTAATAGTAGCAAGAGGTGCTGCTAAATCACAATATGAATCTTATATACATAGTTATTTTTTAAATGTTGATACATCAACAACACATCAAGTTCATACCTCGCCAACTATGAAACAATCAGAAGAAGTATTATCGCCTATAAGAACTTCTATAACAAGAGCTAGAGGGCCATTATTTCAATTTTTAACAGAAGGTTCTATTAATAATACAACAGGATCAAAAGTGAATCGTGTTAAATTATCTTCCACAAAGAAAGGTATTGAAAATTTTTTAACCGGATCATTATTAGAAATAAGGCCTATGACAATAGAAAAACTTCAAGGTCTAAATAGCAAAATTAATACAATTGATGAATGGCTTTCTGTTGATATTAGAGAGGACGTTATGGGCACATTGGAACAAGGTGCATCAAAAAATAATGATTATTTAATAGTTGCTGTTAGTTCAGAAGGTACAGCTCGTAACGGTCCTGGTGATACAATCAAAATGGAACTTATGGATATACTTAAAGGTGAATATGTTAATCCTCATGTTTCTATATGGTGGTATAAACTAGATTCTATAGATGAAGTTGGAAATCCTGAAATGTGGATAAAGGCTAATCCTAATATTGGCAAAACAGTAAGTTACGAAACATATCAATTAGATGTAGAAAGAGCAGAAAAAGCACCAGCAACGAGAAATGATATTTTAGCAAAAAGATTCGGCATACCGATGGAGGGTTATACATATTTCTTTACTTATGAAGAAATATTAAAACATAAGAAAAGGGATTATTGGGAAATGCCGTGTGCATTGGGTGCTGATTTATCTCAAGGTGATGATTTTTGTGCTTTTACATTTTTATTTCCTTTAAAAGCTGGTGCTTTTGGTATAAAAACAAGAAATTATATTTCTGAACATACATTAATGAAATTGCAGCCAGCAATGAGAGTTAAATATGAAGAATTTATTAAAGAAGGTTCTTTGATGGTTATGAATGGAACTGTTTTAGATATGATGGAGGTTTATGATGATTTAGATAATCATATTATAGAAAGAGGTTATGATGTTAGATGTTTTGGCTTTGATCCATATAATGCTAGAGATTTTGTTGAAAGATGGGAAAAAGAAAATGGACCATTTGGATTAGAAAAAGTTATACAAGGAGTTAAAACCGAATCTGTTCCACTTGGTGAATTAAAGAAATTAGCAGAAGACAGACTTTTATTATTTGATGAAGAACTTATGACTTTTACCATGGGTAATTGTATAACATTAGAAGATACAAATGGAAACAGAAAATTATATAAAAAGAGATATGAACAAAAAATAGATGCTGTTGCGGCCATGATGGATGCATATATTGCTTATAAATTAAACCGTGAAGCGTTTGAATAGGAGGATTAATATGTGGCAATATCGAAATACAGATGAATTATATCATTATGGTGTCCTTGGTATGAAATGGCGGAGTAAGAAAAGATTATAGTAAAAAAGATAATATATTAAAAAGGAATTTAAAGGTTAGACGAATAAGCAATTCTTATGATGATCCTATTTATGATAATAAAAAATATGTATCTATAAATAATAGGGATCATGAAAAATGGGATAAAACGTTATCATATGAATATTTGAAAAGAGGAAAACCGACATATGATGTTGGCTATATGACAACTAGAGACCTAAGAATAGCTGGAAAAATATCGGTTGGAAAAGAATATACAAAATTGTTATTAAACAAAAAATTTAAAAACCAAGTATTATATGATACAAATGATGCAAATAAGAAATCACATCAAAGAAAATCAAAAAATCCATCTGTCAATGCTGCTAGAAATATTGCTTTTCAAACAAAAACCGGAAAAAAAATAGTAGAAAATTTGTTAAAAAAGAAATATGACGGTATGTATGATTCTCATGGAGCTAATACAGCTAGAAATCCGCTAATAATATTTAATCCTGATAAAAATTTGAAAAGAACAAATTTTGATACATATATGACCAGTTCTTTATACAAATATTATAAAGATAATGGATATACAGATAAAGAAATAAATGATTTTATAAATGAAGAAGAGTTTAGAAGAATGACAATAAAATAAGGAGGATTAATATGTGGCAATATCAAAATACTGATGAACTATATCATGCTAATACATATAAAAACATGAATAAAAATTTAAATAATGAATTATATCATTCTGATGTTTATCTCGGAAAAGATTTCTCTGATGGAATAAAACATTGGAAATATATTAAAAGAGAAAAAGTTAATGGTAGATGGAGATATTATTATACAAATGCCAAAGATAAAAAACTAAATAAATTAGCTAAAGAGAGAAAAGATGCACTTGAAATGTTAAGAACTGAGAATAAAATAAGAGGATATGGGGATGACTATGGTGATCATTTTTATTATAAAAATGGAAAAATGATTGAACAAGATTCAGCATATAAACATATAAATAAACATGTTGGTGAAAAAGTTTGGAAGTATGGTACTGCAGAATTAAGAGATAGAGAAAGAAAAGCTAGATATGAAAAATATTTAATAAATCCAATGAATAAAGTTAGCGATAAGGTTTATAGTGGTAAACAAAAAGTTTCTAATGCTATTAATAATATTAAAAATAATATTAAGAAAAAAACTTTTTCTATTAAACAAAGTTTTAAAAAGAAACAAAAAGCATAAACAATAAAAAAAAGGAGGATTAATATGTGGCAATATCAAAATACAGATGAATTGTATCATTATGGTGTCCTTGGTATGAGATGGCGGTCATAGAAAAGCACAGATAATACAAGAAAGAAAAGATAGATCTCAAAGAAGATTAGATAAAATATTATCCAAAACTACTAATGCAAAAAAAATAAAAAAAGCAAAAATTGTTAATGATAAAATACAAAAAAGTAGATATGGTCAAACAAATAAACAAATATTAAAAACAGGTGTTAAACGTAATATAGCAGCCACAACATTGCAGGCAGCTGGTGCTGCAGGTTTAGTTTTATCTGGAGCAGCTTTTACAGCGCCGGCATTAGCTACAATTGGTGCAGTTAGTATGTCCGCAGCTGGTTCTTTATATAGAACTGGAAATTATATTAATACAATAAGAAAAATGGCAACAAATTATAAACCAAATAAAAAAACTAAAAAAAATGTAAATACTAATAAGTTGCACGTTAATCGAAGATTAAATTAACAAGAATCTAAGTAAAAATAAAATTTAAATAGGAGGCATAATATATGGAATTAAATATTGGTTCCAGGTTAAAAAATGCTTGGAATGCTTTCCAGAATAAATCTCCTGGTTTTTTATATGATAATTATAATACTAGTTATGGCACATATTATAGACCAGATAGACCAAGATTTACAAGAGGTAATGAAAGATCTATTGTAACGTCGGTATATAATAGAATAGCAATGGATGTTGCATCTATAAGTATAAAACACTGTAAATTAGATGACACGAAGAGATATAAGGAAGATATAGAAGATGGTTTAAATAATTGCTTAACATTAGAGGCTAATATTGATCAGACATCAAGAGCTTTTATACAAGATGTTGTAATATCAATGCTTGACGAGGGTTGTGTTGCTATCGTGCCGGTTGATACAAATATTAATCCGCATAATAGTTCTTCATATGATATAATAACAATGAGAACTGGAAAAATTAGAGAATGGTTTCCAGATAGAGTAAAAGTTGAAGTGTATAATGATAGGACAGGTTTAAAAGAAGAAATAACATTAGCAAAAAATAACATAGGTATTATAGAGAATCCATTTTATTCAGTAATGAACGAGCCAAATTCAACATTACAGCGTTTAATTAGAAAATTAGTTCTTTTAGATTCAGTAGATGAACAATCTAGTTCTGGAAAATTAGATTTAATTGTTCAATTACCATATATTATAAAATCTGAAGCTAGAAAAAAACAAGCTAATGATAGACGTTTTGAAATAGAAAATCAGTTAAAAGGTTCTAAATATGGAATAGCATATATAGATGGAACTGAAAAGGTTACTCAATTAAATAGATCTGTTGAGAATAATTTAATGAAACAGATAGAATATCTAACTGAATTATTATTTAGTCAATTGAATATATCTCAAACTATATTGGATGGGACTGCAAATGATACAACAATGTTAAATTATTATTCAAGAACTATCGAACCAATAGCATCGGCTATAACTGATGAATTAAAAAGAAAGTTTCTTACAAAAACAGCTAGAACTCAAGGACAAACAATAATGTCATTTAGAGATCCATTTAAATTAGTTCCGGTTAAAGAATTAGCAGAATTAGCTGATAAATTTACAAGAAATGAAATAATGTCATCTAATGAAATAAGACAAGTTATTGGAATTAAACCATCAGACGATCCTAAGGCTGACCAATTAGTAAATAGTAATCTTAATCAGTCTAATCAAAACATTCAAGATACTTATGGTAATCAAAATTTAGAAAATGGCGATCTAAACAATATAGAAAAACCAGAGGAATCAGATAAAACAAAAGAACAAGATGAAACAATTGAAGATATATATAATACATTATCTGATAAACAAAAAGATGCAGTCGATGCTTTAATTGATTCAATATTGGCAGATTATGGAATACAACCAGAAGATGAATAAATTATTATATGAAAGGAGAATTCAAAATGGACTATGATTTTAGTGGTTGGGCTACAAGGAATAATATAAAATGTTCTGATGGAAGAACAATCATGAAAGATGCATTTAAGCAAAACGATGGACAGAAAGTTCCATTGGTATGGAATCATCAACATGATGATCCGGCAGAAGTATTAGGCCATGCTATTTTAGAAAATAGAGAAGATGGTGTTTATGCTTACTGCAAATTTAATGATACAGAATCTGGACAAACAGCTAAATCTTTAGTTAAAAATGGTGATGTAGATAAATTATCTATATATGCCAATAAATTAAAGTCTAAGATGAACAATGTTATTCATGGATGTATCAGAGAAGTAAGTTTGGTGTTAGCAGGAGCAAATCCTGGAGCATATATTGATTCTGTCGTTATACATGGCGAAGATGCTGACGCTGAAGAGGAAGCTATTATCTATACTGATGAAAATATAAGTTTATTTATAGAACATTCAGATGATAATGACGAATCAGAAGAAAAACCAAATAAGGAGGAGAAAGTAAAAGATATGGATCAAGAAGAAAACAAAAAAACAGACAATGAAGAAACAATTGAAGATGTATTTAATACGTTGTCTGACAAACAAAAAGATGCAGTTTATGCTATTGTTGGTCAAGCGTTAGAAGATGCCGGTGTATCTGAAGACGATGAAGAAGAAAATGAAGAAGGAGAAGAAAGAAATATGAAACATAATGTATTCGATAATGATAATAATAATGAGGAAGTTTTAATGCATTCAGAAATATTATCTGATGCATTATCTGATGCTAAAAGATATGGTTCTTTAAGAGAAAGTGTTATACAACACGCTGCTATCAATAATATAACAGATATTGATAAATTGTTTCCAGATGCAACAGCATTAAACAAAGAACCTATAATGATAGAAAGAGATCAATCTTGGGTTGCTAAAGTTATGAGCGATGTAAAACATACACCATTCTCAAGAGTAAAAGCTACATTTGGTAGAATGACAGAACCACAAGCTAGAGCAAAGGGTTATATAAAAGGAAATAAAAAGATAGATATCCAAATGGCTGCATTAAACCGTGTTACATCACCAACTACCGTTTATATTAAAAATGAAATCGATAGAGATGATGTTATAGATATAACAGATTTCGATGTCGTAGCTTGGCAAAAGAAAGAAATGAGAAAACAACTTGATAAGGAATTAGCTAGAGCATTCTTATTAGGTGATGGTAGAGATGTTTCTGATCAAAGTAAAATTAATGAATTGAATATTATACCAGTTATAAAAGATGTTGATATGTTCACAATTAAATACACAATTACAGAAGGAAGAGATTATAAGCAAACAGGAAATAGCCAATCTGATAATGATAGTTTTACAAAAGGTATTGTAAGAGCTGCATTAAGAGCAAGAAAAGAATATAAAGGTTCTGGTAAACCAACATTCTATACAACAGAAGATTATTTAACAGATTTACTATTAATTGAAGATCAAAACGGTAGAACAATTTATGATTCAGCAGAAAAACTAGCTACTGCAATGAGAGTTAAAGAAATTATAACAATTCCTGAAATGGAAGGAGATGCTTATTCTGATATTGTTGGTGTAATTGTTAACATGAATGATTATACAGCAGGTGCAGATAAAGGTGGATCTGTAAATATGTTCGATGATTTCGATATCGATTACAACCAAATGAAATATTTAATGGAAACAAGATGTTCAGGTGCATTAACAGTTCCATATTCAGCAATTGTATTAAAGAAAGCTGCTGGAAATCAATCTAATACTCCAGCTGGATAATAAAAGTTAAAAGGAGAATTCAAAATGGCTAAGTTTTGTGGAATTATAGGTTTTGTTAAAACTGAAGAAACTGAACCTGGAATATGGGAGGAAAAATGTGAAGAACGAACATATTATGGCGATATTATCAGAAATACTAGAAATATAGGTTCTACAAATTCTGTCAATGGCGATGTTAATATAAATAATAATATAAGTATAGTAGCTGACCCATTTGCCAATGAAAATCTTCAATATATGAGATATATTATTTATAAGGGTATGAAAGTAAATATAACTTCAGTAACCATCGAATACCCTAGAATAATATTGATAATGGGAGGTGTATATAATGGCGAGCAGGCTCGAATTGCAGAGTAAACTTGAAGAATTACTCGGTTCTAGAAATGTATATTATCAACCTCCCGAAAATTTTAAAATTAATTATCCTGCAATTATATATAATAAAAGTGATATTGATTCTACTAAAGCAGATAATTTAAATTATGTCAATACCACTAGATATAGTGTCATAATAGTAGACAGAAAACCAGATAATCCGGTTATATTAAAGATATTGGAATTACCATTATCTCGATATGACCGTCATTACATTTCTGATAATTTAAATCATGATTCAATTAATTTATATTTTTAAAAGGAGGAAAAAAATATGCCACAAGAATCACAAGAAGTACAATATGCCTTAGAATGGGATAAATCAGGTGAAAGATTATATGAAACTGGTGTTGATAGAGGTGTTCTATATCCTCAAGAAAGTAATGGTACATATCCAAAAGGTGTTGCATGGAATGGACTTACAAATGTAACAGAATCTCCATCAGGAGCAGAAGCAACACCATTATACGCTGATAATATTAAGTATTTGAATCTAATATCAGCAGAAGAATTTGGAGCAACGGTTGAAGCATATACATATCCAGATGAATTTGCTGAATGTAATGGCGAATCAGCATTATCAACTGGTGTATCTATAGGACAACAGGCTCGTAAAACATTTGGTTTAGCTTATAGAACAAAAATAGGAAATGACGTTGATGCCAATGATCATGGATATAAGTTACATTTAGTTTATGGATGTTTAGCATCTCCATCGGAAAGAGCGTATGCTACAATAAACGATAGTCCAGAAGCTATTACTTTCTCATGGGAAATTAAAACTACTCCAGTTAATGTTACTGGATTTAAACCAACTGCGTTAATAACTATTGATTCTACAAAGGTTAATAGTACTAAATTAGCTGCACTTGAAAAAATTTTATACGGAACACCTGCATCAGATGGACAAACAGCAGTTGATCCAAGATTACCATTGCCAAATGAGATAGCAACTTTGTTTAATACACAAGGTTAATGGCAATAAAAAGAATAATTTAAGAGGAGATATTAAAACATCTCCTCTTTTTAATATGAAAGGAGAATAAATAATTATGATAACAAAAGTTATAAAATATACAGATTATAATGGTGTAGAAAGGGAAGAAAAATTTTTATTTAATTTATCTAAGGCAGAACTTATGGAGATGGAGATGGGAACTACTGGCGGTTTAACAGAAACGATTCAAAAAATAGTAGAAACACAAGATACTCCATCTATAATAAAAATTTTTAAAGATTTAATACTAAAAGCGTATGGTGAAAAAAGTTTAGATGGAAAAAGATTTATTAAAGTTGATGATAATGGACATCCATTATCTGTTGCTTTTTCTCAGACAGAAGCTTATTCTAGTTTATTTATGGAATTAGCAACAGATTCTAAAGCAGCAACAGATTTTATAAAAGGTATAATTCCTAGTGATATAGAAATACCAGAGGAAGAAGTAAAGAAATTGACGAAAGGAAAATAAAGGTATTTAATTATGTTAATTATTACTATACCAAAACAAGAATTTTTTAATGATAAAACTCAAGAGTTTATATCAACAGAAGAGCATAAAATAGAAATGGAGCATTCTTTGATATCAATTTCAAAATGGGAATCAAAATGGAAAAAACCTTTTATTTCTGGAGATAATAAGAGCATTGAAGAAACTTTAGACTATATTAAATGCATGTTATTACATGATGAAGACAATGATTATATTAATTTATTAACAAATGAAAATATACAAACCATAAATGATTATATATCTGATACAATGACAGCTACTACTTTTTATGAAGAAGAAAAAACGCATGGTAAAAAAGAAATAATAACTAATGAATTAATATATTATTGGATGGTGGCATCTAATGTTCCAATGGAATGTGAAAAATGGCATATAAATCGTTTATTAACATTATTAAGAATCTGTAGTATTAAAAATACACCACCTAAAAAGATGAGTAGGAATGATATTATGAGTAGAAATAGGGCTTTAAATGAGGCTAGAAAGAAAAAATTACATACCCATGGTTAAAATAATATAAGAAGGAGTAATATTTATGATTCGTTTTAGACAAAAAGGAGATTTTAAAAAAGTAAATAATTACTTAGAAAGAATTAAAGAATTTTTTAAGAGGGGCGAATTGGATAAATACGGAAGAGAGGGTGTTGAAGCTCTCTCTAAAGCTACTCCTGTTGATACAGGACTTACTTCTAAGTCTTGGTATTATGAAATAGAAAGAAAAAATGGATCATTAGTTATAACATTTAATAATTCACATATAAACAAAGGAGTTCCAATAGCTATAATATTACAATATGGCCATGGAACAAATCATGGTGGATGGGTTCAAGGAAGAGATTATATAAACCCAGCAATAAGACCAGTGTTTGATAAAATAGCAGATGAAGCATGGAAGGAGGTAACTAGAGTATGAGTAACACAATAGATGAAAAAGTAGTCGAGATGCGTTTCGATAATAAAGATTTCGAAACCAATATAAAAGATACGATGAAGACGCTAGATGAATTTAAAAAACAATTAAAGTTCGAAGGTGCCTCTGACGGGTTTGATAATATAAGTAAAAATGCAGGAAAAATTAATTTTAATGGGTTATCTGATGCAATAGATACTGTTAAAGTTAGATTTTCAGCATTAGAAGTAATGGGTATAACGGCATTAACTAATATCACAAATTCTGCAGTAAATGCTGGTAAAAGAATAGTTGATTCATTAACAATAGCACCTATAAAAAGTGGATATGAAGAATATGAATTAACATTAAACACTATAAAAACAGTAATGAATGCCACAAATAAATCCGCAAAAGACGTAGAGAGACAATTAAAATCATTAGACGATTATGCAGATAAAACCATATATTCTACTGGAGATATGTTTAACAATATAAGTAAATTTACTAATGTTGGTGTCCCACTAGAAGATGCATCAACGGCTATGATAGGTATAGCGAACGCAACAGCATTAGCTGGTAGAGGAGCTAGAGAGGCGTCAATAGCAATGTACAATTTAGGTCAAGCTATAGGCGTTGGATATTTAAATAGAATAGATTATAAATCATTACAAAATGCTGGAATCGACACTAATGAGTGGAAAGAAGCAATGATCGACGCAGCATTAGCTGCTGGAACATTAACAAAAGCTCAAGATGGAATGTATAAATCTGGAAATAAATTATATACAATGCAAAATTTATTTATCGATGGATTACAAACACAATGGGCTACTAGAGATGTAATGATGAAAGTTTTAACTGATTATGGAAATGCTGAAACAGATATAGGTGCTAAAGCATGGAAAGCAGCTCAAGAAGTTAGAACTTTTTCAGGAATGATGGAAGCTTTAAAAGCTAGTGTTGGAACTGGTTGGAAAGAAACATGGCAATTATTATTTGGCGATCTAGATGAAGCAACAAAATTTTGGACTAGAATAAATGATTTTGTGAGCGGAATAATAGGCGGTTTTACAAAGAAAAGAAATGAGTTTTTACAAGGTGTTTTAGACCCTATAAGCCCTTTACTTGAAAAAATAGGAGAGTCATCTAAAGCTGTTAAAGAAACAGTTGATGCTGTCAAAGACTATGCAAATGTTGTAGATGAAATAATATCTGGAAAATGGGGAAATGGACAATCGAGATGGGATAAATTAACAGAAGCTGGATATGATTGGGCTTACGCACAAAACTTAGTTAATGAACGATTAGGGTCAAGTGTTAGATATTCTACTGATTTTTCAGAAAGTCAGGAAAATATAATAACTAGTGAAGGAAAAGTAATCGATACAACTGGTAAATATATACAAGCATTATCAGAAATGGATGATGCCACTTTATTATCAACATTAGGTGATGAGGAAAAGGCTAAGGCAGTAAGAGATATACAAAAACATGCTGATAAATTAGGTCTATCAGTTGAAGAATTAGTAAATAGATCAAATGAATTAAGCGGAAGAACATTGATAATAGAATCTATTGCTAATATTGGAAATTCTTTAGTAAAAATATTTGAATCTGTTGGAAAAGCATGGCGTAGTGTTTTTTCACCAATATCAGCAGATACAGTATATGATATTGTAGCTGGTTTATATAAATTTTCTAATATTATAAAAAGTTATGTAGAAGCGAATGCTAAAAATTTAACTAGAACATTAAGAGGTTTATTCTCTATTTTAAGTGTAATCGCCAATATTGTTAAAGGTGTTTTAAATGTTGGGTTTACTGTTTTAGGTGGAATATTAAAAATATTCGGTAAAACAACAAGTGGTGTTTTAGATGTAACTGGAGATTTAGGAGATATACTATATGTTATAAGTAGTATACTTAATAAATATATAACAGTTGCTTTTGATAAAATAATATCATTAATGACAGTAGGTTCTAGTAAAATAAAAGAATTTGTTTTTAATAATAATTTTTTAATAAATAGTTTTAATTATCTTAAAGATAAATTTAATAATATAATAAATATTATTAAAGAATATATTTCAAATAATGATAATTTAAAAAAATCGATATCAACTTTAAAAGAAAAGATTATAGAAATAAAAAATAGTATAATTAATTGGTTTGAAGAAAATGAAGTATTAAATACAATATTAAATACATTAACTACAACTATAGACAACGTAACAAATTCTGTAAAAAATTTTATTCAAAATAACGAAACAATACAAAATATATTTACAAATATTCAAGAAGGAATAGATAAAGCAAAGACTTCTTTAGAAAATTGGTTCAATACTTTAAATAAAGATAATAATATAGGAAAAAACATAATTGACGGAATAGCAAATGGATTGTCATATGGAATATCTAAAGTTATAGATATTATAAAAAGAATAGCTACAAAAATTAAAGAAACATTTTGTAGTTTGTTTGGAATAGCATCCCCATCTAAAGTATTTTTTGAATATGGACAAAATATAATAGATGGATTGATTAATGGATTAAATAAAGCTTTTCCTGGTTTAGTAGAGAAATTTAAAAGTATATTCGATAAAATAACTAGTATAAATTTTGATACTATAAATAATGTTTTATTAGCTTTTAGTACTATAATTCCGAAACTATCTTTTTTAAATATACCAAGAGGTTTTTTAAATTTATTTAAAGCTTGTGGAGTTCAATCATTAGCTGGTTTAAAAGAAGGATTAGAAAATAAATCTGGAGTTTTTGGTACAATAATTGATCTAGCTCAAAAAATAATCACTAAATTTAAAGAAATATTAGGTATAAATTCTCCATCAAAAGTATTTATGGAATTTGGTAAAAATATAATAGATGGTTTAATAAATGGTATAAAAAATGGTTTTACTAAAATATCTGACATTTTTAACGAATTAGGGGATAAAATAGTAGAAGGATTTAAAAAAATAAATTTTGGAAATATTGCAGCTATTATTTTAGCAACATCTATGTTTGTATTAGTTGGTAAATTGATAAAAGTTGTATCATCTTTAAGTATTGATATAGCAAAAGGATTTGCAGATTCTTTAAAAGCACAAAAAATACAAGCAGAAGCTAATAAAATAAAATCTACAGGAGAGGCTATCAGAAATATAGGAATAACTATTGCTCTTATAGCAGCATCTATTTTTTTAATATCAAAAATAAAAGAACCATGGAAAGCGTTTGCCGTTATTGGAGCAATATCTGGATGTATTGTGGCTATGTATGGATTAATAACGCTTATATCACATTTCGATAAAGCAAATCAAGCTAGTAAAGGGACGAATACTGTTCTAAAAATAGCTGGATCAATATTATTAATAGCCATTGCTGTTAATTTAATTTCCAAATATAAAATAGGACAAGAGTCAATAGATGTTATTGTCGGACTAATAACTATATTAGGTTTATTTATGGCTTTAATAAGAATGACAATGTTAGCTGGTCCAAATTCCGATAAAGCAGGAGATATGATTTTAAAAATATCGGCATCTATATTATTAATGATAATAGCCATTAAATTAATTAATAAAATGTCTATTGGAGAAATAGCTAAAGGAATATCCGTAATAGGTGCTTTAGGAGTATTGATCTTCCTTTTCCTTAAATTTTTGGAAGTATCAGAAAATGATTTTAAATCAATAAGTATTATGGTTTTAGCTATGTCTGCATCTATAATTTTATTAATAATGGCTATAAAAATGATTAATAAAATGACTATTGGAGAAATAGCTAAAGGAATATCGGTAATAGGTGCTTTAGGAGTATTGGTCTTTCTTTTTCTTAAATTTTTGAAAGTATCAAAAAATGATTTTAAATCGATAGGTATAATGGCTTTGGCTATGTCTGCATCTATTGTGTTAATTGTTGCTGCTATCAAAATGATTAATACTATGACTGTTGGAGAGTTAATAAAAGGAGGATTAGTTATAACAGCTTTAGGGGTATTTATAAGTTTATTTGTTAATACTTTAAAAGCCTCTGGATCAGATTTTAAATCAATAGGTGTTATGGTGTTAACTATATCCGGAGCTATTTTATTATTAGTAGGCGCCCTAATGCTATTAACGAAAATAGATGCAAAAGAATTATATACACGTATACCAATAATTCTTGCTATTGGAGTATTATTTGGAAAATTAATAGCTACTGCAAATTCTGCAAAAAATGCTATGGGTACGATAATAACATTGACTGTGGCATTAAGTATGTTAATAGGAGCTGTGGCATTATTAACATTATTAGATCAAGATAAATTAAAAAACGCTACTATATGTGTTGTTGCGTTAATGGGTGTATTATCCGTATTAATAGGTGTATCTAAATTTGCTGGCGGTTTAAAACAAACATTAAGCGTTATACCTATGTTAATTTTAGTTTTAGGTATGTCTATAGGAGCTATATATTTAATGAGTTTAATGGATACAGATAAAGCATTATCAAATGTTACAGCTTTATCTATATTATTAGGAACGTTAACAATTGTATTATTGGCATTAAAACTTATTAAATCACCAGCTATTGAAGGATTAATATCTTTAGGGGCATTAACAGCAATATTATTAGCCTTAACAGGAATATTATATCTATTACAAAATATAGATGCAACAAAGGTTATACCTAATGTTATAGCGCTAGGTGCAATGTTGTTAACTATGACTGCTGTTTTAGCAGCATTAACAATTATAGGAATAGGTGGACCGAAAGCTATAATTGGTGTTGGTTCTTTAGCTGCTTTGGTTGTAGTTTTAACAGGACTATTAATAGGATTAGGGGCATTAGTTGATAAATTTCCTCAAGTAGAAGAATTTATAAATAAAGGCGAAACAATATTTATTAAACTTGGAGAAATATTAGGAAGTTTTGTTGGAAATATAATTAATGGAATAACAGGTGCTTTAATGGATATTTTACCAACAATAGGAACAAAATTATCAGAATTTATGATTAACATAACACCATTTATTATAGGTATCAAAATGGTAGATGGCAATACTGTAAAAAGTGCTGGATTTTTAGCATTAGCTATTGCTGCCATTTCAGCAGCAGAGGTTATATCTGGTATAGCTTCATTTTTATCTAGTGGCCAATCATTATCCGAACTCGGTACAGAATTAACTAAATTTATGCTTAATGCTATGCCATTTTTTATAATGGTACAATCAATAAAACCTGAAACATTACAAGGTGTTGAATCATTAGCTTCAGCAATATTAGAATTAACTAAAGCAGAGCTAATTCAAGGTATAACTAAATTTATAGGTGGAGGAACAGCTGATATATCTCAATTTGGTTCACAATTAGGTGATTTAGCCGGTGGATTAAATATTTTTGCTGAAAAAGTTAAAGATATAGATAGTAAAGCTGTCGAAAAAGTTAAAGCTGCTTGCGAAGCTATCATAGCTATAGCTGATGCTAATAGCAAAATACCTAACAGTGGTGGTTGGTTAGCTAATATCGTTGGCGATAATAAGATCGATGAATTTGGAGAAGCAATGCCTAAATTAGGTGCTGGACTTAATGGTTTTGTAAATGCTTTAAATGGATTTAATGATTCAAAAATACCTATAGTAACAGCAGCATGTGAAGCTATTACAAAAATAGCTGATACAAATAAAAGTATAACTAATACTGGTGGTTGGTTAGCTAATATTATAGGTGATAACGATATTGGACAGTTTGGTGAAAAGATAGAAACACTAGGTAAAGGATTAAATTCTTTTATAGTTAATTTGAAAGATTTTACAACTGATAGTTCTCCAATAGTAGAATCGGCTTGTAATGCTATTAAAAAACTTGCAGATTTAGGAAACAGTATAGGTGATTCCGGTTGGTATAGTAAGTTAATAGGTGAATCTGATTTAGAGAAATTTAGTAAAAGTATTCCAGAATTAGGAAAAGGTATTAATGGTTTTGTTTCACAATTAAGTGATTTTTCATCAGATAAAGTCACAATTGTTAATTCAGCATGTGAAGCAATTACATCAATTTCTAAGTTAGGAAATATCGATTTAGCAACATTAAGTTCTAATCTAAACGATTTTGGAATTAAGTTAACTAATTTTGGTTCTGATATCTATACTTTTGTATCATTATTAGAAGAAGTTGGTTTAGAAACAATAGAAGCTTGTGTTGGTAAAGTAAATAGTTTAATAACCATGGCAAATACTATAGCTTCTGTTAGTATAGAATCGTTATCTACATTCAGTACATCTTTAGTTCAAGTTGCAACAGATGGAGTAAATAATTTCTGTTTAGCTTTTTCTGGTGAAGAACCAGTTGAGCAGGTAAGACAAGCTATTATAATATTAATAGATGCTTTAATCACAGCTGCTGATTCTAAAAAACAAGATATATATAACAAATTTATAGAATTAATGAATAAAGCCATAGAAGCAATGAGAAGCAAAAAAACAGAATTTGTAAATGTTACGATAGAATTATGTAATGCCGTTTTGGATACGTTTAGCAATTATTATGATGCTATGTATCAAGTAGGTTGTGATTTTACAATGGGCTTTGTTGAAGGAATGAGATCTAAAATAGAAGAAGCAGCTAGAGCAGCGGCAGAAATGGCTAGAGCAGCATTACAAGCAGCTAAAGCGGCAATAGATTCTAATTCACCATCTAAAGAAACAATGGCATTAGGTGGATTCTTTGGTGAAGGATTTATGCTTGGAATAAAATCATATTCTAGAAAGGTATATAATGAAGCATATGATGTTGGCGATATGGCAAAAGACGGTTTGTCTAGAGCTATATCTAAAATATCATCAATAATAGATGACGGAATTGAGACATCACCTACTATAAGACCAGTATTAGATTTAAGTAATTTAGAATCAGGTGTTTCTAGAATAGATTCTATGTTTAATAATGGTACTGTCGCATTAAATGGTAATGTCGAGTCTATATCTAATAATTTTAAATTACGAAGTCAAAATGGATTAAATAATAGTGTTGAAGAAGCAATAAATAATTTAACAAATAAATTACAAGGATTGTCTGGTAATACATTAAATATCTATACACAAGAACTAGATAGTAATAAACTGGATCAGATAGTTGTATATGTTGATAGACAATTAGGAATAAAATATCTAGTAAAATAGGAGGAGATAAATGGTAAGAGAATTTAATTTAATAAATGATCTAGGTCAAAAATATTCATTAATGGATCCGAAAAATTATGCATTTTTTGAAAAACCAGACGGTCTAGGTTATTCATACACTAATACATATCAAAAAATAGGAAACACATACATTACTTCTTCTAGTAAATTATTACAGGGTTCTGAAACTGGTAATTTATATTTTGAAAAATATGAGAATTATAGAAATTTAATTGATTTTATTTATGGCTCTACTAAATTAGTATTAGAATATATAATACCGTATGAAAATTCTTTAAAAACATTTTATAGAGATATACAGATAACAAATATTAGTAAAAGCGACAAAGAGACTAATGGATATTTAGTTTCTTCTGTTACTTTTACTAATTTATCGCTATGGTATGACAAAATTATAAAACAGTATATCATAGAAAATGATAATTCGTGTACTTTATGGGATTTTTATTTCGACTCATATTTTCCATCATATTCTAGTAGAGATTTAGATTATATAAATGATGGACATGTTGATGCTTCTATAGAATTAAATATCGATGGCGAAGTTAATAATACAGTCATTAAACTATATGTCGAAGGAGAATTATATCAAGAAGTAAAAATAAAAACATTAATTTCACAAAACGAGAAGTTATGTTATTCTTCTAAAGAAAATAATTTTTATATAAAAAAAAGACAAACCAATGGAACATATGTTGATTTATTTGATTTGAATGTAATAAATTTTGAAAATGATAATGTTATTAGAATACCGCCTAAGAAGCAATGTAGATTAACAATATCAGCTGATGATGTTATTAATTCCGCTAATTTAATAGTGTATTCTTATTACGTTTCTGTTTAGGAGGTCATGTTATGGCAAATAGTATATCAATGTCTTTTAATAAAAATTATAAATTTTTTATGTGGATATTCGATTGGAGAGATTTTTCTATAAAGGATATTGTAGAATTAGAAGGTGATAAATTAGAAATAGTAGAAGATGAAGAAACAAATGCTGCGTCGAATGTATCATCTAATAAGGATTCTAAAGCGACGTCAAACGACATAGTTGTTATAAAAAAGAATGGTGAAATAGTTTATTGGGGCATAATAAATGAAGTACAGAATGAAAATGGAAATTCAAAATATGTATATGTTTTAAAATATATAACAAATATTTTTGATCAAAATTGTACAATGAATTCTTTAAAAATGATTAATTTATATAATAGAGGTACTGCCATAAATAAGTATATAGGACCAAATGGAGATTTAATGGATCCAGATTTATATAATATGACTAGTGATTTTATATCTATTATACCCAATAATTATTATACATTTTTATTATTAACTAGAGACGATTCAATAGAACCATGGTCTAGATGTGCTTGGTATAATTCAAATAAACAATTTATTTCAACTTTTTGCTACAGTATTGGTGATTATAACTATTCTAAAACATTGAAGTCGCCATCTAATGCTCGATATGCTAGACTGAGTGCTAGATATCAACAAGACGAACATATATCATCTACAATGTCATTTTATCACGAAGATATAAATATACCAAGTGCATATTTAGTAAATATTATCGGTATTGAAGATTATTTGGCAGCTTTAATAAAAGAAAATTTTATTAATAATGACGATAGTTTTATAAATAGAACATATTTGAAAGTTAATGTTTTATCACATACACCGATTAATATTAATGATTTTATAAATACTGTATTATATGAGAATAATGGGATAATGAATTTGCATACTTTTATGACTAATTGTACACAATTATATAATATAGCATATAATTTTTATATAGAAGATAATAAATTGAATATAGATATATCAAATATAACAAAGACAAAACAATTGATAGATACATCAGCACAAAATATAACTGAATATAGTGAAGTATTCGAAACAGATATTGTGTCTAAAGTTGTTGTATTAACTAATACCTCACCATATTATTTATATTTATTAAATGATAGAACTACAACTACGGACCGAACAAATCCTAATAGAGCAAATGGTAAAACTGAATTTATATATACTGAAAATATTGATGATGCTCCACAGGTGGCATTAGATATTATTAAAGGAAATTCATATAATCATAATGTATCTTTTTGTTATGATAAGTATTTATCTGTTGGAACGCCTATAACAATAAAAACAAAAAATCAAATAGTATATGATACTTATATATCAAAAGTTACAATAGATAATAAAAAATTTTTTTCTTATGAATGCGGAAATATAAGAATAAATTTAATAGAAAAATTATTAAAGGAGAAATAATATGTTAAAAGGAGAAAATTATAATAATCAATTATATGAAAGTTTTGCTAGTAGATTTGCTATAAATACTATGATAAATGGTGAATGTGGTATCATCGATAATTATGGAGATAAAATGGCAGTTACTTATAATGGTAATGCTATAACAATATCTAGTGGTTTTGCTGTTATTAAAGGTGGATTAATAATAGAGACAACTTATGAAACATTAAATGTTGCATTAGAAAATAATATGTATCACCGATTAGTATTAGAAGTGGATCTGAGCCAAACAAACACTAGGGAACAATTTAACCAAGGAAAATTTAAAATATTATCTGAATCTGGAGGTTATCCTTCTATAACTCAAGACGATATATCATTAACACCTAATAGCGGAATTTATCAAATGGAACTTGCTAAATTTCAAACAACTAATAGCTCTATAATTAATTTCCAAGATACTAGAAAAACACTATCATATAATTCTTTAATACAGGAATTAAGAGATGCAATAAGTAGAGTAATACAAGGGGAAATAACAGTTAATGATATAGGTTGGGAACAAAATACTAGTTTAAAAGAAAAAATCGATTCTATGGATACTGCTATTGTTAATACTGGAAAAACCGTTAGTAATTTAGATACAAAAGTTAATAATAGAGGAATTTTATCAATTACTCAACACACAGTTGATCTTGAATGCATGGGTAAAGGTCCTGGATCAAAAGCATTTCAATATGCATATAGTCAAACTGTTGGCGGTTTTTATCCAGTTGCTATTATTGGATGGACTAGGCCGGCAATAACTGCTAATTTAGGAGTCGAAATAGAAAGTGTACGAATAGATCAGTGTTCTCATAATCTTGTTAAAGGTGTAATAGATTTTCATGGAAATGATCATCAAAACGTTAGAAACGCTGGACAATTTACATTTAAAATAATGTGGATGTCTGCGTCTGGAACAAGATAATAAAAAGAATGTTAAAGTTAATCAATATGTTATACCCATTGCAATATATGGATATTATTTATAATAAATAACGGAGGATAAATAATAAAAAAAATGGAAATAATAACTGTGATAATAAGTGGGTTATTTAGTTCAATATGTGTGGCATTACCTATAATATTAACTGGTAGAAATGAAAAAAAGAAGGAAAAAAGTATAAATGATAAAGCTACATTATTAAGCATGAAATGTAATATAATGATAATTTATAGCATGTGTAAGAGTAATAAACAAATAAATAAATATCAACTAGCTTTAATAGAAGAATTATTTACTAAATATTTTGAAATGGGTGGAAATGGTTTTATACATAAAATAAAAGAAGAAATAGAAAAATATGAAGTTATAGATTAAATAAAAAGTTGAAAGGAGAATTCAAAATGATAATAACGGCACCGTCATTTATTAGAGGTGATAGTTACCTTTTTAAAGTGAAAGTTAAACATAAAGATGGTGGTACACCATTGCAAGAGATAGACGTTGATACTATATTTTTAACATTTAAAGAAAATACATCCAAAAGCAGTAGAGTGTTATTTCAAAAGGAATTAAGCGATATGAGAATTGACGAAGACGGATATTGCCATATAGCATTTAATCCTTCTGATACTGAAAAATTACCTTATGGAAAATATTACTTTGATATTGAAATAACATTAACAAATGGATATAGAAAAACAGCAACATATCAAATAAACATAACAGATGAAACAACTAATCATGGAGGATAGATTATGGAAATAGATATCGGAGAAATTATCTTAGAAGAAGAGATAGAAATCGATCCTCTAGAATTAGAAGAAGAGATAATTTTTAGTCCTTTAGAATTAGATACTATAAGAGTGTCAATGGATGATTATGAGAAATTGAAGAATAAGCCATCAATTAATGAGGTCGAATTGATAAGCAATAAACAATTAGAGGATTTAAATGTTAACCGATTAACTAATTCCGAAATAGAGGATTTAATAGATTCAATCGTAATATAGGAGGAAAAATATGAGCGAATATAAATATTTAGATAAAGATGGTTTAATCTACTATCATTCTAAAATTAAAACATTATTAGGAGGTAAAGTTGATAAAGTTGACGGAAAGGGCTTATCAACAAACGACTTCACAACAGCATTGAAAAACAAATTGGATAATATTCAATCTGAAGCAGAAGTTAATCAGAATGCTTTCAGTAAAATTGCCGTTGGTGAAACAACTATCATTGCTGATAGTAAAACAGACACATTAACTTTATCTGCTGGAAGTAATATTAGTTTATCTCCTAATGAAGCAAGTGATACAATAACAATATCAGCAACTGATACAACGTATTCTGATGCAACACAAAGTGCTCATGGTTTAATGAGTGTTAATGATAAAAAGAAATTAGACGGTATTGCTTCTGGTGCAGAAGTAAACCAAAATGCTTTTAGTAATGTAAAAGTAGGGAATACAACTGTTCAAGCAGATTCTAAAACAGATACTTTAGAATTTGTTGCGGGAAGTAATGTTACTTTAACACCAGATGCAACTAATGATAAGATTACTATAGCTGCAAAAGATACAACATATTTAGATGCAACTACAACTACTCATGGTTTAATGAGTGCTGATGATAAATCAAAATTAAATGGAATAGCAGAAGGAGCAACAGCTAATGTCGGTACTATAACTGGTGTTAGCATGAATGGTACTTCTATTGCTACAAGTGGAGTAGCTAATATCACAAGTTTACCAGCATCAATATTAAATGGTGCAATTAAAAATGGGGTAACAGCAACGACACAATCAGCTGGAGATAATACAACAAAGGTTGCAACAACAGCATTCGTTACAAAAGCAGTAGCCGATGGAATTGCTAGTATAACTGGAATCGATTTTCAAATTGTTCAAACATTACCAACTACTGGCGAAAAAGGAGTAATTTATTTAGTTCCAAATAGCGGTACAGCACCAAATATTTATGATGAATATATTTGGATAACTAGCACAAGTAAATTTGAAAAGATTGGTACTACAGATGTAGATTTAAGTGGGTATGTTCAAGCTTCAGAGATGGTATCAATAACAAATGCAGAAATAGATGCAATAGTAGCGTAGAGGAGGTAAATCTCTATGAGTTATAATTTTTTAGACAAGGCAGGTTTGACTTATTTTTGGAGTAAGATTAAAGCTAAATTAGCAGAAAAGGTAGATATCGTAGGTAATTTAACTGTATCTAGGCATCCAAGTTCCAGTGGTTATTTGAAGTTTGCTGAGTGTGATTTAAGTAGAGGTGGTTATGGTAATAAGTATGTTGTTCTATTTATGACTACTGAATATGCAACTAATGGAAAAGATGGAAATGGAATTGTCTATATAAATATAAGAGGAAATGGCACAGGTGAGTCCTCAGTAAGTAATTTTTATTGGCTATTAAATGATGATAGCACTTCAGTAGACACTTTATATTGGGCTGTTAGTGACCATAAGGTTGAGTTTTATAGAAAAGTGTTTGCTGCTAATGAATATGCTCAAGTTTCATTCAAAGTATTGCATATTGGTAATTTTGAGAATGCAAAATACTGGACTTTTGAATTAAATAATGTACCATTTGTTGAGGGCACCCCACTTGATACTCCAATAGGGGATGTGCATGCAATAGTTTCTGGAGGCAAAGTTAAAAATGCTGAAAATGCAGAAAGAGCTACAGGAGATAAGAATGGTAAGGATATAACATCAACCTATATTTCATATACCACTTCAAGCCAATCTGTTGTAGGAAATACAAAAAATGTATCAAAAATTAGTCCTGAAACAATTTACGTTCCAAATGGATTAATAATGGGAGGAACTGCTCAAGCAGCTGGTCTTGTTACAAGAGGTATATGTGGTATTGGAAGCCCTAACGAATATGGAGCTTGTGCTAAAGAAAACCTGTATATTAATTATGATGGTAATAATAACTTTAATGCGGGTAGGCAAATAGTTTCTAGTGCAGGAGCTATAGGAAATCATTTGGGTAGCAATATGTATCAATATACATTGCCTAGAGGAGAAATAGTAAAGAATTGGGTTGAGGCTAAAGGATACACAACTAATACAGGTACAATCACAGGCATCAACATGAATGGAGCGTCTAAAGGCACAACTGGTGTTGTTGATTTAGGTACAGTAATAACCAGCCATCAAAGTTTAGCAGATAGAGCAGTTAATAAGACATTGACTAATGAGAATTTGAATAATGTGACAACTCCTGGATTTTATAATGCAGGTGGTGGAAATACATGTACCAATAAACCTACTGGTGTTGATCATTTTGGATTATATGTGGTGCATAGAGCAAGTGGTAGTTATTATACGCAAAGAATATTTAATGATACAACACAATTTACAAGAAAATGTGTAAATGGTACATGGGGAAGTTGGTCGGAAGACAAGTTAACCGATACAACTTATTCTAGTAAAGCTGCAGCTAGTGGTGGAACTGATGTATCACTTGTTACGACTGGTGAAAAATACGCTTGGAATAACAAACAAAACGCATTAGCAACACAGACAGCTTATACATCAAAAGGAAGTGCAACTAAAGTACCTCAAATTACAACGAACACACTTGGACAAGTTACTGGAATTAGTGAGGTTACAATCACGCAACCGACAGTAAATAATGGAACATTGACGATACAAAAAAATGGTACAAATGTTCAAACATTTTCAGCTAACCAGTCTGGAAATGCAACAGCAAACATAACAGTTCCAACTAAAGTTAGCGATTTAAATAACGATAGTAATTTTACTTCAAAAACATATGTAGATAATGCCGTTGCAGCTAACAGAGGAGCAGAAAACCCAATAGCTACAATATTAGCATATGCAGGTTCAGAAGCCCCAAATGGATATTTACTATGTAGAGGACAAGCTGTAAGTAGAACAACATATAGTTTATTATTTGATGCTATAGGAACTCAATATGGAGATGGAGATGGCTCAACGACATTTAATATCCCAGATTTACAAGGTAAAGTTATCACTGGTTTAGATATTGTCGACGAAGATTTTAATGTTTTAGGCAAAACAGGTGGTTCAAAAACTGTTCAATTAACTAAAAATCAATTACCTAAAATTAATGGTAGTTTTACAATGCATGGAGCAGGCACTTCAACCAATATTTCCTCAGTAGCTGGAGACTTTACAAGTGATTACAATAATACAAAATATAAAAATGGTGGTACTGAAGTATCAGGAGCAGGCTCTAAGGGTAATGTTAAACTTGTTATCGGTAATAATGAAGCTCATGAAAATAAGCAACCGTATAATACATTAAATTATATAATTAAAGCATATTCTGGAACAGATGTGCCAGTGCCAGTAGAATCAAGTTCTGTAAAAAATTCATATGACGATAGTATTGCAAATGTATATTCAACTAATTATATAAATACAAAAGTAAGAGGAAAGAAGTTATGGACGAATCCAAACCCAACGTCTAATTTTGCTGCACAGACAATAACATTTGATGAAACTAATGATTATGATTTTTATAAAATAAAAGCAAAAGCATTTGCTGATTCTGAATCTGCAACTTTTTGGCAAGATGTTGAAGTTGGGGATTTGTTTAATTTATTAATCACAGAATCTTATACACCAGATATAGAAAACCCTAATATAAAAGGTCATATATTAACAACTTTTAGGAAAAATTGTTCTTGTAATCATAATTCTATAACGTTTACAAACGCTATATATTATACATCTATAGATTCTACTAAATCAGTAAATGATACAAGTCATTGTATACCATTGGAAATATATGGATATTATATATAAAAACAAAGAAAGGAATAAAAATAAATGTATGGTTTAAATCAAAATACATATATGCGGAATGAGTCCTTATATTCGGTTATTTAAATCAACAACAGCCAATTCAAAATAAATTATTAAATTTACAAGGAAAGGTTATAGATAATTTAGAAGTTGTTAAAGCAACTGATATATCATTAGATGGATCTGTTAATTATTTTCCTTTAGCAGATGGATCAGCAATAGCGACAAAACAACTTCAGCCGAATGGAACAAGTAAGATTGTAATATATAAACCAGTTGAAAATGAACCAATAAAAGAAATAAAATATGTAACAGAAACAGATTTTTCAAATGGAATATTAAATTTAAATGAAAAAATAGTTAATATAGAAAAACAATTAGAAGCTTTATCTAATAAAAAAAAGGAGAAATAGCATGAACCCTATTGATTTAATAAAAGCATATATGAGTCAAGGGTTAACTCCTAAATTCCTAGTAGAAAAAATGGGAATAAATAATCCTATAATAAGTAATCTTATAGGTATGGCTCAAAATGGAAATACACAAGGTGTCGAAACTTTCGCTAGAAATATAATGAAAGAAAGAGGAAGAGATTTCGACAAAGAATTCTATCAATTTAAAAGTAATTTTAAGTAATAAATATTTTTTTTAATTAAGTTATAAATTTGTTGCAACAATTTATATAAAAATTTATTTTTTAAGGAGGAACAAAATGGTTTACGACTCAAATGGATTATCTGCAAGTGATGTAGCATTGCTACAAGGTAGAAACAACTCTGGATTCGGAGGAGAAAATGGTGCTTGGTGGATAGTATTATTTTTAATTTTTGCTATGGGAGGCTGGGGTAATAACTTCGGTTCTAACGGTGGAGCTGGCGCTGTTCCATATTTATTGAACAACACTAACAACGATGTACAAAGAGGATTCGATCAATCAGCTGTCATCAATGGCTTAGCAAATATTGGAAATTCAATTACTACAGGATTTAATAATCAAGCAGTAGCTCAATGTAATCAAACAACAGAATTACTAGGAGCTATCAATAACGATAGATTTGATACTGTTAGTGCTATAACGAATACTGGTTATGCATTAAATAACACAATGATGGCTAATGAAATGGCTAGACAGCAATGTTGCTGCGAAACAAAACAAGCTATTGCTGATTTAAAATATACAATAGCTACAGAAAACTGTGCAGATAGACAAGCTTTATCTGATGGTGTTAGAGATATCATAGCTAATCAAACAGCTGGTGTGCAAACTATATTAGACAAAATGTGTCAACAAGAAATTGATGCTAAAAATGAGACAATCGCAAATTTAAGAACACAAGTAAATATGCAAAATATTGCATCACAATTAATAGCTGACAACAATGCTCAAACAGCTAATCTAATTAATAGAATTGCACCATATCCACAACCAGCTTATATAGTAGGTAATCCATATTTATACAACGGATATAACAATTGCGGATGCGGATGCGGTAATTATTAATATTTTTATTTAAAATTTATAAAATAGAGGAGAAATAGAATGATTGAAAGCAATATAAATACAGTAACTGCTTTGTCTTCAAATACTGATAGTGTAGCTTTTCCTAATGATAGTATAAGAACTCCTGATAGTACTTGTTGCGGATGGTTAAACCATGAAGAAGGTTCAGCTAATTATGATATTTTAAATAGTGGTTTATATTCTGCTAGTGCAAAAATACTCGCATCAAGTGCTGCAGCTGGAGTTGTAGCTTTCCAATTATATAAAAATGGCGAACCAATTCCTGGAACATTAATGGCTGGAACATTAAGTGCTGCTGGAGATTTTGTAACTATGAGTGTTAAAACTAATAATATAAAAGTATGTGGAAGAGGTAATGCTAATATATCTTTAAGAGCCGTTTCCGCTGTTCCAACACCTACTGATCCAGTTACACCAATAACTACACAAGTACCAATTATTATTAATGCTAATCTAGTATTAGATCAAGTATTAGAACCAGTAGTAAGGAGGGTACCAAGATGGATGATGAATGTTTAATACCCGATATTCAAAAACTAGTTCATGAACAATTAAAGCAAATTAAAGACATGGGTATCACAAATTCAAATGTCGATAGTTTGTATAAATTAATTGATATTGAAAAAGATATAGAGAATATTAATTATTGGAAAACTAAGGAGGATATGTATAATAATGATGAGGTACGGAACATATAGGAATGGCAGAAGTTATGGAAGACAAAATTACAACAATAGAAGATATAGAAATTATGGTCATTATCCTGAAGAATTAATTGATAGAATGAAAGAGCAATATATGGATTACAATGATGGAAGAGAAAGTTACAACAGAGGTGATTCATATAATGGAGAAGAAGAAATGGTTCAAGCTGTTGAAGGTATCATGACAAATATAGTTGAAATTGTAAGAGAATTATCTAATGTTGATAATCCTCAAGTAATGAATATTATTAAAAGACATGCTAGTAAAATAATGGATATGTAATGAATTATAAAAAGATTAATGTAAATCCATTTCAACGAGTGCAATCAGATTGTTTTATTAGAGCTTTAAGTTGTGCTACTGGTAAAAGTTGGGATTATATTTATGAACATATAAGCATTATAGCACAAAGTCAAGGTGCTATGATGAATGATAGAAGTTTTATACTAGATTATTTAGACAGACGATACAAACGTGTACCAGTTGAATATACAATTTCAGAAACTGCTGAAAAATATTATAATCATATTGTATTAATTACAACTAGAGGACATATTACATGCAGTAAATACGGTGTTATATATGATAGTTTCGATCCTGGAGATAGAGTAGCTGAATATTGTTGGATAATTATCTAAAAAGGAGGACACCAATATGAATATTTATACTATAATATTACTTATATTTTTATTCCTTATGATATTAACATATATATTATGGCAAATTAAAAAAAATGGGCTAAGGCAATTCATAGTTGAATGCATTGTCTATGCCGAAGATACTTTAACTAATAATAATATAAAATTTGAAATGGTTTGCAATAGAGTGATAAATGTATTACCGTTTCCATTTAATTTAATACCATCATCATTTATAGCAAATTTTGTTCAAAAAGTATTTGATGAAGTTAAAGTAGCATTAGATTATAAAAAGAAAGAAGAATGAATATAAAAAGGAGGCTAATATTATGGACGAAGAAACAATTACCGTTCCAGATAAATTACCAGATGAAATGGAGAAAGAATTTGGTAATGGATTGGGGGATGATGAATAATGAGCTATTCAAATCTTGTTAATAAATATATACCAGTTAATAAATACACAAAAGGAAGATCTGGAAACAAAATATGTAAAATCACAATTCATCATATGGCTGGAAATTTATCTATAGAATCTTGTGCTAGTGTATTTAAATCTCCTAGAAGAAAGGCTAGTTCTAATTATGGTATAGGTTCTGATGGTAGAATCGCCTGCTATGTTGATGAAGAAAATAGAGCATGGACTAGTTCTAGCAAATGGAATGATGATAGAGCAATAACTATAGAAGTTGCTAATAATAATACAAAGAAATGGACAATATCTGATAAAGCAATGGAAAGCCTTATTAATTTATGTGCTGATATTTGTAGAAGATATAATTTTAAATTAGAATTTACAGGAAATAAAAATGGAACATTGACCAGACATAATTTTTATGCTAACACTAATTGTCCTGGTCCTTATATTATTTCAAAAACAAATTACATAGTTAAAGAGGTTAATAAAAGGATAGAAAACAGATCAAGTAAATACTATGTAGGGCAAAGAGTTTTCATAGATGTTCCAATAGCAATAGCATGGGATGGAAAACCTGGTAAATCACTGGTTGAATCTAATAATTATCAATTCTGGGTTCATTCATCTGTTATAAAATATGTTAGAAAACAACATAGAGTATACGGATGGGGAACCGTAGTGGATAAATATAATGATGATCTATATAAAGTTAGAATATTTAATGACGATTTTGATTGTAGACCATCTTATATGGGACTAAAAGAGTTCTAAAATAATAGTTTAATGTAGGGGGACGTACTTATAGTACGTTTCTCTATGTTATTTTAAACATTTCCTTTTATTTTTCTAATTTTTTGAAAAAACGACCAATGAGAATCGTTTTTAAGCTTTTTATATTTTTAATTAATATAACTTGTTTCCTAAGGGGGTAAAATGTCTTATTTTTCATTGTAGTGTACGTACGTAGAAATGGGCTATTTTTGGGGTTATTTTTTCGCGATTTTAACATATTCTATAATGAAAGGAGGTAAATCATATGAAAAAATGGTTTAAAAAGATATTTAATGGAATTGGTATTGGTATTGGAATATTTTTAAGTATATTTGCATTAGATAAAATATTTAATCCAAGATTAGAAATAGTATTTACAAATAATTCAGAAGATAAAGAAGAGTCTAAATAGACTTTTCTTTTTCGCGAAAAAAGCACGTTCTTTAATGAAAAGAATATATTGGAGGTAATTAAAATTATGGAACGTATAAAAAATATTATTATAAACTTATTTTGGAATTATATGGCTTATTTAGTATCAGATTCATATTTATTATATAATATGGTAAGAGATAGAAATAATTCTAAATACTTAATAAAAATTTATATTACGAACTTAAAAACAAGATTAACTGATAAATATTATTTATTAAAAAATATTAGAGCATAGTCTCTAATATTTTTCGCGAGAAAAACACATTCTATAATGAGAAGTATATAAGGAGGGTATTGTAATATGATATTATTCATATTGTTGTTGGTTATTTATTTAGCTATTATAGCATATGATTACAAATATTTGACAGATATTAAAATAAATATAGAGGATTAACAAATCCTTTATATTTTTCGCGATAAATACTTATACTATAATGAAAAGATATTTAAGGAGGTACTAATGATGATAGTTACAAATTTATATAAGATTATATTAAATAATATAGATTTAGGAATAATCAATAATACACAAGAAGTTATGCTTTGTGGAGGAGCATATGTATGTTTATTATTGGATGTTGTTTTAATGATGTTTATTTTATTCACAATATTATTTATTATATTATCTATATATTTAAAAGTTAAAACTAAAAAAAATATATGGTATTGGCTTAATTTATTAATTGATGAGTTATAGGATTAACAAATCCTATAAACTTTTCGCGAAAAAAGCACATTCTATAATGAAAAGAATATATTGTTAGGAGGATAATATTATGGGAATAGTTTTATTTTTTGCAATATCATTTATTATAGCAATTTTATTTTATAGAGAATATTAGAGTATAGCCTCTAATATTTTTTTTTTCGCGATTAATACATATACTATAATGAAAAGATATTTAAGGAGGTATTTATTATGGATAAGAAAAATGTTGGAAAAGGATTACTTTTAGGAAGTCTTTTTATAGGAGGATTTTTTGCA